AGAAGTACATTGTAGTGAAAAAATAAAAAAGAGGGAAAGCAAAGCTATGACAAAACAAATTAAAAATAAAAATATTTTTTTCTCTGATGAGGAAAAAAAACTATATCTGGATAATTTGCATGACAATAAAAAATTATTGTTGGGGATACTGCTCACATCTATAGGAGGAGTGCAGATGGGTGTTCACTGTGTGAACCCAGGTTTTAGATGGTTTAAACGCAATTAAAAGTAAACAACCTTATATCTATGAGAGAAAGGGTTTAGGTCAAATGACTTAGGCTCTTTTCTTTTTACCTAATCTCAGTGAAAGGAGTGATGGTTATGGTCGTCATTGATTTATATTTGCGAAACTTATAAACAAAAAATCCAAAACAAATAAAAATAAACAGGAGATTTAAAATTATGGAATTAGTATTTGCACCAAGAAACGTATTACAGATCGACGACGCCAGAATCGTATTCAAGAACTTCAGAGGAGAAGGCGGTAAGTTCAACAAAGAAGGTGACCGTAACTTCGCATTACTTATTACAGGTGGTACGATCGACGATGGTACTGGAGTAAGAGAAGTAACCGGCGAAGAAATGGCAGATGCTCTTATGAGCGATGTTAACCGTCTTGGTGCCGGTTGGAACGTTAAGATCAAAGCACCTAGAGAAGAAGGCGATACGCCACGTATTTATTTACCGGTCAAGGTGAGATTCAATGATCGTGGACCACAGGTGTATGTAGAGTCAGGAAAGTCACATCGTAGACTTAGTGAAGAGACTGTAGCACTGTTAGATGACATTGATATTGCAACAGTAAATCTGGACATTAGACCGTATGACGATGAGATTAATGGAAATCCGTTTAGAGCAGCTTATTTGCAGTCAATGAAAGTAGTTCAGAATATTGATAGATTTGCAGCAGAATATGCTGAAGAAGAATATCCGGAGGAGTAAGAAGATGAATTTTGGACAAGCATTAGAAAAAGTAAAATCAGGTGAAAAGATATTCAGACTTGGATGGAATGGTAAAAACATGTTCGTTGTATATCAGAAAGGATATCCGGACGGTATTCCATGCAATATGCAGACAGCAAAAGCATGGGGGCTAAATGAAGGTGACTTATTCAAATGTGAGCCTTATCTTCAGATCAAGATGGTAAATGGTAGTCATGCTATGTGGGTACCAAGTATTAACGATATTTTAGCAGAAGACTGGGACTACATTCATTAGTCCTGCACGGGGAATCGGTCTAGTTATATTAGTGGGGGACTGACATGAGAGGTAGCAATAGAGTTATACGGGATGAGGCTATCAAAAAAAAATAATTACATTAAAGGAGATTAACATAATGGCAGAAATTAAAGGACATGGTGTACCAGGAGGACACATTGAAGGAGCTGTAGGTGATATTTATGTAGACGAGCGTACAGGTCTGAAATACAGATGTACATACGCTGGAAGACTTAATGGTAAGTTGACATGTGAGTGGATTAATACCGGAGAAAGAGCTGAGATTAAGTCATCGAGACCTCAGCAGAAAGCAGTGAAAACAAGCGAAAAGAGCGGTATTTAATCGAAAGGTTAATGATACACGAAAGGGTGGTGTGAACGTGAGAGTCAATAAGTACAAAACTAAATTAAAGGATAATAAGGCAGTACTAATTAAAGAATTAAGTACAAACTATCCAGAGATGAAAAACAAATTTCGTTACGCTTCTGATGTGGTAAGCTTCGCTAAGGGTTACCTAAAACTCCATGAAGAGAGCGAGGAATATATTTATATGTTATGTTTAGATACACGTTGTAGGCTGACTGCTGTAATTGAAATCTCTCATGGAAGTGTTGATGTATCGGTGGTATCGCCTAGAGAGGTTTATCAGAAGGCGCTACTGGCTAATGCTGTTAACATTATATTACTTCACAACCACCCTAGTGGAGATAGTGAACCTAGTAGCAATGATATCACTACGACAAAAAGAATGGAAGAAACAGGGGTATTAGTCGGAATTCGTATGTTAGATCACGTCATTGTAGCTGAAGATAATTGCTATAGTGTATGTACAAACCGTTATATTCGCGAAGAAAACTAGTGCTGTTATGAAACTATTTAAAGTTAGAAAGGAGTAACATTATGGAATTCAAAAGAGGAGACAAAACAATTAAGGTGCCTGGTTGGGTTATTGCAGCCGGTATTGTAACGTTAGGAACTATGGTTGGCGATATCTGTAGGGTACGAATTGAAAACCACAAATAGTTTTGAGAAAGACCTGGTTAGGAGTAATCTTAATCTGGTCTTTTCTTTTTATATTTATTGTACACACATTATTTACGATAGTTGAGAATGTGAATACCAGAAGGAAGGACAATATGATTTTAGAAGGAACAGTGCTTATATATGGGCGGGTTAGTCTTAATAATTTCGTACTGAACGATTCCACGATCATAGACTATCCAGAAAAAATGCCAGTGGTTTGGAATTATGAGTTTGGAAATCCAGAATTAGTATTGGGTTATGCCGAGATAAGTAAGGTAGACAGTGGCTTATGGGCTACAGTTACTATAACTAACGAGAGGTTCAAATCGGTTATGCTCAATCAAGGTAAGGTTTACTGTGGTGGTTATTACCGGTGCAATAAATCACACACGTTATCTGATGGTGTAAGATGTGTTGATAAAGCAAATCTTCTTGCACTTGGCATATATCTAGCTGGTGATGATTGGTTATATTTAAATGTAAAAGAGGAGGACTAAATGGCAGTACCAAACATGAAAAAAGAGTATTCAGATAGATTCGATGCTCTTAGAAAAAATAGAGTTGAGGTTAGCTTTCATAAGTACGGACCGGCTCGAACAAATTTTGAAGACAAACTTGTTGATGCATTAGCTACACATGAGCTGTGTATCGAGAAGTATAAGGAAACAAAAAACACAGAATATTTAGTAGATGCAGCAAATTATCTTATGTTTGAGTTCATGTATCCTCAGTTAGATGGGGCATATTTCAAACCGACAGATAGTGATGGGTCTGCTGGAACAGTTGGTGAACCGATTGGCGAATGGGGGTTATAGAGATGTTGGTTAAGATTACATTGATCTTGTGTGTTATTAGTTTTGTACTATATGTGTTTGGACGTATATATGTGAAGGGTCTTAATACAATAGATAAATTAAGATTCGCTAGTAAAAAATTTACTAAAGGCGAAAATATATTCTTATGTATTAATGCAATTGCGAACATACTAGCATTCATCATGATTATTATAACAGCTATATACATTATATTGACATATCTGTAAGGGGATTGCTAATGAGTAGGACATTAATCGTAGAGAATAAATTAAGACCTTGCAAGGCGAAAATAAAGAAATCCGATAATTATAAGAACGCGTTATTCCATAGATGGAGTGGCGAAGGTGAAGCAATAGTAGAATTAGAGAATGGGCATATTCATATGGTGCATCCAGAAAACATTATATTTTTAGACCATCCTTTTAATGATTATAGTTGGGAAGACAACGGAGGTGCTGAAAAAGATGCCTAGATTTGAAAAGTGCGATCATTGTAGATATGGCTGGAATAGCCCACGTGGATGTAATTATCCAGAACCACTTGATCCATGTAGGATTGATATGTCATGCTATCAGCCTATGACTGAAGCACAGAAATTTCAGCAGAAAGCAGAGCGTGAGTGTAAGTCAGACAAAACAAATCATACTAAACTGGTTGGCGATATATTTTCCGGATACGACATTATCGATACAACCAATCCCATGGAAATGGCAAATTATTATGCTTCGGAACTCGTGAAAAAGATTACGAATGCATCTGTAAAGCAGAAAAAGAAAGTGTCGGGGAACGTTCCGTCCGGTATGGTTTCTTCGGTAGAGCTATCTCAAAAATTAGGGGTACCAGTAGCTACGATACGCATGAATTGTAGAAAAGGACTATATCCAGGAGCAACAAAGGTCAATGGTAAGTGGCTCATACCTATATATCGATTTAAATGTTCGCGCAAATAACATCTTCTTTTATGAAAATAATGAAGGAGGATTATATGATGAACGAATATGAAATAGTATTCACGAGGAAGCTCTATAACAAAATCAAGGACAGGGTCTATGGTCATGTGTATTGTGGGGTTAAAGACAACACATTGCGAATCGACATCACAACGCGTGATGATTTAGGATTTACTATGTGGGTTGACGACTTTGCAAATCGCATACTCAGTGGACTTACAACTGATTATGTGCTATATGAGTTTTTACGTAGGTATAGGGCGTATTTAGTATCAGAGATAACATGTGATTATTTTAAGAAGGCTCAGGCATAACGCTTGGGCTTTTTCTTTTATATTTTAGGAGGTGATAACAATGGTTTTAGTAGGAGCAGGTATCGGATTCCTTTGCGGAATTATCATAACGCTACTGTGTATTTCATTGGGTGATGCTGCAAAGAACTCCGATGTACATTTTGATGAAGGAGGTGAGTGATATGGACTTTATTGACAAGATCGTATATTTCGAGCAGTATTGCCCAACATGTAAATCGGCTGAGTGTGCGCAGGATGAAGAACCTTGTAATGAGTGTCTTGGTCAGGCAGTAAATGAATATTCACACAAGCCGATCAATTACACTCCGGACAAAAAGAAAGGCGGTAAGTAGTATGAAAAAACAAGAATATTTACAAGTCCTTGTAGAATTAAACAAGCTTAAACTACCAGGCAATAATGCGATGAATGTGCGTTATAACCAGGGTGTTGAAGCGGCTAAGAAATTATTAAGAGAATTTGTGGAGGAGAAGAGACGATGAATTTTATTTCTTTTATCGAACTTATGCTGTACACGCTTCTTATTTACATGTCACTATCAAGTATTATTAGTAGGATTTGTATTTGTATTGAAAGATGTAACAATGTAAAGGGTGGGCATTCAAATGACGAGAGCAGAGAGGCGTAGAGCTGAGCGTGAGAAAAACAAGACAGCTACTTATAATTTAACGGAAGAGCAGCTCGAAACTATGGTAAACGAAAAGATTGCTGCCGAGCTTAAACGTGTTAAAAAAGAAGCAACAGAAGATGCGGTACGTACATCTATGGTTCTGATGCTTACATTACCTATGGAAGTACTCATGGATCATTACTGGCAGAAAACATATTCAGATAAGATTCCAAAGTTCACGGAGCACGTAATTAATTATTATAAAAAATGGGAATCAGGTGAATTGAATATGGATAAATTGCGAGAAGATTTATGGGAGAGAGGTCGTGTAAGAATAGAAGAACAGGAAGAATAAAAGGAGGAGTCATTATGTTGATTGGATACGAAGAATGCAAAGATAGATTGGAAATTCGTTTGTGTGATCCTGAACTTAAACCAGAACGCATTAAAGCTTTACCAGTGATATATGTAGGTGACTGGGCTGGATATTTCGCAGTAAATATTGGTTCGGATGGTGAGGGCATGTATTCGTTCAATGTCAACAATGGTATTATGAATTACTGGGGGATTACTGTAAACCAGCTGTATCGTGATACGTTGGCAGCAATGAATAAAGAAGCACTATTACTCTTTGATATTACAGATATTCGTTCATTTTTAGAAAAATCAACAGCGATGACATCTAATCTATATGGTAAACGTTTATCTATTGATCCACAGGTTATGCGACTATTTGCTATTACAAATATAAAACACATATATGGCGCTGGCTGTATAGCGAATCATAACGTACGCAAGACGATTGGTGATTCTCTTGGATACAACTACTTTGTGATACCTTCATCTATACATGAACTCATGATAATTCCTGACTGTGACTATGATATTGTTGAAGAACTTAAATTTATGGTACATGAGGTGAATTATGACAGTGGTGTAGTTAGTTCAGAAGATATTCTATCAGACAAAGTTATGTGGTGTAGCAAAGACGGCTATATTGTGGTAAACGCTGATAACAAGCCATGAGATAAAGGCAAGAGGATCTCTTAACAGAGGGTCTCTTTTATATTTGGAGGAAAACTAATGAAGAAAAATATTAAAAAACTGACAGCAGTAATTCTAATGATGTTAATGGTATTCAGTATTTCGGGATGCGCTATTCTCGATTCGAAACTGAACGATATTAAAGGCAGTCTGATCGGTAATAGCTATACGATTCGTACGTACGATAATTATGGAAGCATTGTTATGACGGCTACCGGAGATCGAATAAACATTGTTGGTAATCCAGTAGAAACCACATCATACAGTAGCGATGGTGAAGTCATTACTGGATATGAATTATCATCAGTTATTACGATTAATATCGACGGGGAGCAGATTCAGAGCTGTGGTGATACATGTATATTTGAAGGAAATGGATTACAGCCTGATGCAGTATTCAGTCAGAATGATATTTACAGTTATGCAGACAGCATTACCGATTGGACTAGTATTACTGGTGTCGTTAATAAATACAAAAACATGTTTGGTAAAAGTCGTGTTGTGGTAATTAAATCGCAGCTCGGTCAACCTATTACAGCATATTCTGGTGATGAAGTATACTGGGAGATCCCAGATGATTTACCTAAAATGACAAAACTTATGATAGATGGAAAACCTCTTTATATTCACAGAGCAAATTTCCAGATTATAGATACAGAATTACTTGATTAGGAGAAGCAAGATGAGCGATAACTTAAGAAAAAATGCGGAGGGTTATTCTGATCCTACAGCATATAAAGCTATTAAAGCAGCAGAAGATGAGAGTGCTAAATTTCAGAAACTACTAGATACTATATTCACTATTTGCGAGTTGTCGGGTTTCCATATCGAAGGGAGAATCACAATCAAATCAAAGAACACTGGGAGGATATGGAGATGAGTAGACTGAATTTTGACACAACACAAGGTAGTAAAAAGGCGATATACGAATCGATCTCTGATAGAAAAAGAGCCGGTATGGTTAATTCGAGAGTATTACCAGTAGCCAGAAGTGCATTCCAGCATAAACCATACACTACTGATTATTTTAGAGGTGAGATTCTTAATGACAAGGAAGACTGATTTCTTATATCCACACCAGCAGCAAGCTATAGACCGAATGTTTACCGGTTGCATTCTTAACGGTGGTACTGGTAGCGGTAAGAGTAGAACGTCATTATATTACTACTTCAGTACATATGGCGGGTATTTGGGATATCGTACCTATGAACCTATGTCTAAGAAACCGCCGGACTTGTATATTATAACAACTGCTAAGAAAAAACATGATATGGAGTGGGAAGAAGAGCTTACACCATTTCTGTTATATCCTGATAAGAAGACACATGTGACTGGAATGTATGGTAATTTGGTAGTGATAGATAGTTGGCAATGTGTTAAAAAATATCAAGATATTAAGGATGCGTTCTTTATATTTGACGAGGATAAGGTTACTGGAAAAGGGGCTTGGTGTAAGGCTTTTCTTAAGATTGCTAAGTATAATGAGTGGATCATATTATCAGCAAGCCCAGGTGATACTTGGCAAGACTACGAAACTGTATTTGTGGCTAACGGTTTCTTTCGTAATCGTACAGAATTCAGAGATAATCATCTTATATATTCACGTTATACTAGCTATCCAAGTGTGACAGGGTATAGAAATGAAACAAGGCTTATTCGTCTGAGAGATAGAATTCTTATAAATATGGATTTTAGAAGACACACGATACCGCATCATGAAGATGTTTGGGTCGAATATGATAAACCGTTTTACAAAGAAGTCATGAAGACACGTTTTGATCCATTCAAGAAAGAGCCAATATCCCAAGCCTCTGTGCTATGTTATATTCTCCGTAAGATTGTTAATTCTGATGTGTCTCGTCAAGTAAAATTGCTGGAGCTGTTTGAAGAACATCCAAGAATGATTATATTTTACTCGTATGATTATGAACGCGATATTTTAAAGAATCTTTATTACGGAGAAGACGTAGCAGTTGCTGAATATTCAGGACATGCTCATGAAGCAATACCGGAGACAGAACGATGGGTGTATATAGTCAATTACAGTTCGGGTGCTGAAGGTTTTAATTGCATTAAGACTGATTGCATTGTATTTTTCTCTCAGACTTACAGCTATAAAACGTTACTGCAGGCATGTGGACGTATAGACAGACTTAATACACCATACATCGATTTATATTACTATCATTTGAAGTCTCGTTCTAATATCGACTTAGCTATATCTCGAGCTTTGTCACAGAAGAAAAATTTCAATGAGCGTAAATTCATAGATAAGAAATGAAAGGAAATATGGATTATGTCGGAAGAGTATGAAAAGTTAGTACCTACACCATTAAATTCTATCGAGACAGAAATAGATTTGATTAACCATATTTTAGAGCAAGCCGTACGACATGGTGCTGATATAGGTGGATCGTATGAAAGTAATGAAAATGGTCTGCTTGATGCTATATATAAATATCTGATATATAGAGGATTATACGATAGGTATAAAGTTGTTTATACTGATAACGATCAGGACTATTGCAAACTAAGAATAGTTAGAAAATAAGGAGATATATATTATGAATACTTTTTCTGATATGTTAGCCGATTATATGAATGCCTATAAATCTACCAATGCGTTTAAAGATAGCTTGAAGATGGAGATTTATTCGCGAAAAGCTGAGTATGAAGAATATCTCGATAAAATGTACGCTAATTATATACATGGTTGTACGCGTCAGATTATTAGCTACAATGAGCAGATCGGAGATATTAAATCAGCCGGATTAAAGGTATTAAGAAATTCATCAGGAAAGCATAAAATTGTTATAAAGTGAGGTGATTGTTATGACAGCTAAAGAAAAGACATTTTTCAGAATGTGTATAAAGTTCGTATTATGTGATTTATGGACTGTACGAGAAGTTATCGACCTGATACAGGATTCAATCTCAGAATCAGAGTGTCATTCATATTTATCTAAATGGGAGCAACTCGGTCTATATAGATCAAACTGGAAAATCGACGCTGGGACATTTACTGGTAATCTTGGATGTTATCCTAGCGAGTATCTTGATATTGCTAAAGAGTACGTTTATTATTCCCCAAACGCGAAAATTACAAGGGCTATTATGGATACTTAGAAATTTATTTTGAAAGGAGAACAATTATGGAGAAATACGATGTAGTATTGAACACAAAAGGATTAAGAAAAGCGGCATTTGCTGTAGGTTTTGGGTTGTGTATGGGTAAAGCAGTAGCTAAGGCTGTCGACATGTTTGTGTGTGCGGCAGTTGGCGTGGTTTTAGATCATACAGTCGATAAACTCTCAGATGATGACGAGCCAAAAAAGAAAAGTGGTCGATATGAATGGGGTGAACCAGAAAGCTCTAAAGAAGAGGAGTAAAGTTTCATAAGTAACAGGACAGAGGGGCTTGGCTATATTTAGCTGAGGCTCTCTTTTATTTTTAGAAAGGAGGAGTTATGGCTAAACGAAAAGTAAAACGCTTAAACAAAGAATGGTATGTAGCCGATGAATATGGGCATACCGACAAAATGCTTGTTATTAAAGTAAACGAGCTTATTGGGATTGTGAATCATCAGCAGGAAATTATTCATGATCTTGAAACTATTCTTAAAAATAATGGAGCGAAAAGGAGATAACAGATTATGATGAACACAGCTAAAATTAAAGAAATCGGAAAATGGATGATGGTAGTAGGCGGTGCAGTATTTACTGGAGGGGCTGGATGTTACTGGGCAGCTGGACATATTGAGCGTAAGGAAGAGAAGAAGATTCATCAGACTAAGCTTAATCGCATTGCTGAAGAAGAACGTATTAAAGATATTAAAATGCGCGAGGAATTGGCTAAGGCTGATGCAGAAGCTAAGACTGCATATTCTCAGAGACTTAAAGAGATGGATCAGGAGACATTCGCTAAATTTCATGCAGATCGTGTGGCTAAAGCTAATGCAGATGTATGTCGTGACGCTGAGAGAGTTAAGAATGAAGCAGAGGCAGAAGTAGTTCGCATTCGTCTTGAGTGCAAGGAAGAAATCAATCATATCCGCGAGGAGTGCCTTAAGAAAATTGAGGCAGCTGACAAGAAACGTGATGACGCTGTAGCTAAGTACGAAGCTATTGACACATTATTTACGAACAAGGATAAAGTTCTTAAAGCAAAAGAAGCGTTAGATGTAGCGGTCGAGAAGGATAAGAAAGCCAAAAATGACAAAGAGGAATTACTTGAGGGTATTAAAGACCTTCTGTCAGCATAAGGGGGGATAGAGATGATATTTATTAACATATTTATATTAATAGCACCGGTTATTTTATATTTAAAAAACAATAACACCTATAAAATCATATAATTATATTGAATGCAATAGCCAAACATGACTATGCAGCTATGCTGGAAGATCAGTGTAACAAGCGTATCGGTTATGAATGTATCGAATCATATTATAAGACGTTATTTAACCTATTTGACTGGGGGTATAAGAATCTTGTACCGCGTGACGTTTACAAAAGAATCGAGCCGTTTATTGATAAGGAGAATTGGAAAGATGAATAATACTACGAAAGTAATGATATTAGCATATGCTTCCGAGCCGGACAAGGATTATAACTATGACGGTGATGAAGTTGTATATAAAGGAAAGAGATACTGGGTGTGTCTTAGAGATGAGACTGTAAGATTTTTAGGAATTGTAAAGGAGACAGAATAAATGGTTATAACTTTGTTATGTATATTTGTAACGATTGCTGGTGCTATTTTGCATTATAAGTTTGAGGATAGCTGTAAGTATTACGATCTTGACGTTGGTGGCCTTGTCTGTATGTTATTAGGCGGACTTGCAACATTCATTGTAGTTGTAGTTATTATTATAGGACATACTGGAGTCGATGTATCTATTTACAAAGCACATATGCAACGCGAGTCTATTATTAAACAGATAGAATGTGTTAATAGTGAATATGAAGATAATACGAGATCAAAAGTTATAGAGAAGGCTTATAACTGGAATAAAATTGTATATTCGGCAAAATACTGGAGTAAGAGTCCATTTACTAATTGGTTCTGGAGTCAAGAGTATGTCGATTCATTAGAGTATATCGATTTGGGGGAATGATGTTTATGTTAGAGATTATAGAACTGTGCAGAAAGTATGGTGTTTCTATTAGTTTTGATCGTTATGATGATTTAAAGTCTACTGGTGTCCGTATATTTGATCACAGTAGTGGTAGATGCTTAAGACACGTATTTCCTTATGAAGAGCTTGATAATATGGTAGATAAAGATGCGTATGTCACCAATGCTATGAAACGTTTACTGGATAGTATTCTTCTTGAACAATAATTCGCGATTAAAACAAAGCCTCTAATGAGAAAACCAAAAGGAGGAGATGATACTTATGTTTGAACGTATTAAAGCTTACAAAAAACTAAAAGAGATCAACCGTTTTTTAGAGGGGGCTAAGGTAGCGGCTAAATTAACAGGAGATGAAAAAATGTTAAATGACGCTAACGAGACTCTTCGCTATAATGAGCTGATTAGAAAGGAGATGTGGCGTAATCGTGAAATGGCAGTAGCATTTATTCAAGGATATAAAGAAATTGGTTTTTAACAGGACAGAGGGTCTTGGCTATATTCGGCTAAGGCTCTCTTTTATTTTTAGAAAGGAGTAGAAAATGATTAAAGAGTTTTTTGAAAAACATAGCAATTTGATTTTTACATTAGAGCATCTTTGTATGCCTTGTGGTATGTGGAGAATACGAATTTACGACGTTAATTATGGTTTAGGGTATGGTCCAATTTTTACACATGCCATAAGCGACGATGAGATAGATTACTTTAAAGCTGATTTTGAAGCAGCCGTTATGGCACCCGTTATTAATTGGTGGGAGACATCTCACCAATTATTAGAAAAAAATAAAGGAGGAATGCAAAATGGATGTTTATGATTTCTTAAGTCAATTTGAATCGGTTGCCATCGCGCATGGTCTTAGGTTATGTATGACAAGAGCGCCACTGGGTTGTGATTTATATTTTAGTTTTACAGACGATCAAACAAAAGACAAATCGGAGCTATATTGCTTTGATACGAAACGTGATTCCTTCGAGAACTTATTTAAGAATCTTGAGAGAATAGCGGAAGCGTTTAAAGAAAGGGAATAAAAGAGATGATTAAAATTATTAAACCAGGGACGAGACAGGAGAAGCGTTGTGATTATTGTGGCTGCTTATTTTCTTTTGAGGAAGAGGATATTAGAGCTAAGACAACAGTTCATACAGGTGGATTTCCTGGTATCGCGAAAGGCGGTACGTACATAAATTGTCCTCAATGTAAGAAAGAAATTGTATTGGAGGCAATGAGATAGATGATTAGGGTGATTGTTGAACCATATTGTCAAAATTGTCGTTATTTTAAACCCTATATTTCTGATAAAGGTTATACGACTTTTCCAGAACACGATACTATTATTTGCTGCGAAAATGATTCGGCATGTACATATGCACGTAATGAACTGAAAAAGAAAATGGAGGATGAAGATTAATGATGTTATATGTGGTTCACGGAAACACTTATTATGATGGTTATGGTCATATCGAAAATATTTTTGGTATTTATACGAAAAAAGATACAGCAGAAGCAGCTAAAGATTTAATAATCAAGGAACTCTACAAAAAAGAAATTGCAAGAGGGTGGATGACTATTGTTGATGATATGTCTGATATTGAAGTGGAAATTTTGGAAATCGATGCTGATGAAATCGTAAACATTGAACTTGGAGGATATTGTGAATGATTAAATTAGAAAATGTAGTTCTGGCAAGTCCGGAGCAGATGGAATTTATTATTGAAGGAATGCGTAATCCGATGAATAGCTGGGAGAAGAGCAACAGTGGTTATGGTTGCGATTCCGGTTTGTGTTCAGGTCATTGTGCATTTAGCCCTGAATGGTGTGGTAATACTCAAAGATATGTATTAGGCGAAAACGACCACTCGCTCATGCAGCGGTTAGCAAAAGCGGGTACAGATCATAGAAAGTTCATGAGGATGATGCCGGTGTATGTGAGAATTACGGCGCCGTTATATTGGTGGAAAGAATTTGATACGTATAAGGTTGGTACTGTTGCGAACTCTTGCAGTACTATGCATAAGATTCAGGCGAAAGAGTTTACAGTAGATGATTTTAGTTGTGATCATTTAACAAAAAGCACAATGAAATTATTCAATGAAAGTATTCGCGAATTAAATTTCTGGAGAGATGCTTTCAACTGTAAATCAGACGAGGAACGAAATTTATACTTTGCTAACAGTGGTTGGAACGACACTTACATTCCGACTAAAAAAGAATGCTGGTGGCAGATGATTCAGCTTCTTCCGAGCAGCTATAACCAGACTCGTAATGTTATGTTAAACTATGAGGTTCTGGCTAATATGTATTACAGCAGGAAGAATCATAAGTTGGATGAATGGTGCGAGTTCTGTAAGTGGATTGAGTCACTGCCATATTCTGAATTGATTATAGGAGAGGAGAAACCAAATGACTAATATTAAACTCGACGGATGCTTTCTGGAAGGGGTTTGTGATCACTGTACTAAGATTAAACCGGTCATCGCTGAATGCAATGTATTTTTGTCCAACGAGGTTAAGGATATTCGAGTAAGTTGTGAGCACTATCATATTTGTAAGAATGCGGCTAAATGCATTAAGAAAACTAATGAACTGAAGTAGACGCGAACATTACAACTCCTATTATGAAAGGAAGGTGAACTATTATGTTAAGTATTGAAGACGTAGAGAAAATAAGTCGTGAGTACAGAGAGTTGGCTGAACACTGTGATGATCGGGTATTAGATATTATCTCGTTCGCAGAGGACGCTCTCGAGTATTATGAGCTTATTAATACGGAGGCTGATACTCTCACATTTGGTGAGTTCACCAGACGGTATGAGAGGGCAATTAAACAATTGGAAGAACTGGTCTAATAACTAGACCTTTTCTTTCTACGCGATAAAAACTGTTCCTTTAATGAAAGGAGTGATATTTTATGGTTTACAAAGTAAAAGATATTGCGTGTTTTCTAAATGTAACGGAAGAGCAAGTACGAAGATGGTGTAGAAATGGGGCGCTTAAAGCAGACAAGAATTCTAAAAAAGATGGGTATATTATTCAGGAGTATAATTTGAATATATTCATGAACGAACATCCCAAATATAAGAAATCGTGTGGCGATAACTTAGACTTGAACACTAAATTACATTCGCTAGAAGTGCAGTTAGAACGGATGAAGCAAGAAATTGTGGACCTAGAAAACATCATCGAAATACTAAAAGACTCAGAGTAACGTCTGGGTCTTTCCTCTTTCTACGCGAACATTACAGCTCCTATTATAGAAAGGGGTGATTTATAGGATAGCAATGCAAGAAGTTAAAAGCTATTTATATAGTTTAAATGCGATAAAGTATCATTATGATATGACAGAATTTAATAGACGATCTGATTTCGTTTATAAAATATGTGCTTATTATGGATACTTAACACATAGGCAGGTAATAGATATGTTTGAAACTTGTTGAAACTTATTGGATATTATAAATAATTAAGAGGATGGACTCAGAGTGACATCTGGGTCTTTTTCTTTTTACGCGATAAAAACTGTTCCTTTATGACTAATAGTAAGAAAGGAGATTAAAAGTATGACAAAGACAAGAATGGAATGGAACGAGCTTTATAACAAATTCGAAGGTATGTATAATCCTTATCCTGTGCAGATGTCGTTTGCAGAAGCTTTCGGTAAAGCGAGGGATGATGGATTGATTACCGACGACTAATATAAGGGAGCACGAGAATTTTATGGAAACTTGTGGAACTATACGGGTGATTGATATTTGATTATAGTCGCTAATTAGAGTAAGGGCTCGGCTAAATTTAGCTGGGTCTTTTCTCTTTTATTTTAAAAAGTAGGTTATAGGATTGATATTTAACTTTTGAAGACCGTACTGGTATTATATCACATGTTTAAAGGGAGTAGGAGAATGAAGACTAAGTTTATAGCAGGATTATTTATATTTACAGCTACGCTTGGATTGGCAGGCTGCAGTGGAAGTGAAAAGAAAGCAGAATCATTGGAGCCGATTAATATTTCAGTGTCAGATAAAAGAGAAGATGGGAGTCTTACAATGGTCGATCCGGATGGCAATAACTATTTGCAATTCAATGGTATCATTCACATTGAGAGTGACGGTAGCAATGGCAAGCCAATCAAGATCATGATTTACCAAAATGAATCAGAAGACTACGAATTCGATTAGAAGAGGGGAACGATGAGTTATATTGAATGTACAAAAACAGGGCTTAAGATCGTCACAGATATACTACTGCGTGATATCTTACCACTTATTAATGCAAATGATGTCAGACTGATAAATGAGGATGGCGATGAAATCATGTGTATCGCGCAAGGTTATCTTATAGGTTCGCTGTCTGATGAGCTATTATGTAACCGTGTAGTAGCTATATGGAACGAAGAATCTGTATTAAATACGATTAATATACTGATTGGAGGTAAGAACATTGATATTTAACTTTTGGAGACCATACTGTTTCTTCAAACCAAGAAAAGACGGTTGGTATCTTTGTACTGTACAGGACGGGTATGGAGTGAACGAGCCGAAAGTCCTGTACTTATATTTTCGTAAATGGGATCGGAGATGGATTAATGATACAAGACAGACTGTGTTTGACGGGTACAAAGTGTATGAGTCTGGTAAAGCACCGATCGAGGATTACCGTGTATTCACTGATATTTACTGTGAGCGGTATGATGTGGTAGCTTGGAAAAAACTACCATGGTGTTATATTTGGAGCAAGTTTAAAGGAGATATGAGATGAGTGTAACAAAACCACCATTAGGGGTGATACCTAGAGTTTTATGGGAATTCATGTGTGATAATTACAGAAAAGATAGTCTTTTCGAAGCTATGCGTCGTTACGCATTGGTTGATGAGCCAATACCGGACGAATGGGTAGAAGAATATAAAGAAATAATAAAAAGACAGGAGATAAGAAATGAATAGGGAAAGATTTGTAAATGGGCTGAAAGACGCTCCTCATTATTCCAAGAAGCAGCGTAAGAATATTATTGGAAGAAGTCTAAAGAGTTGTAATTGGAAAACTAAATGTACTATTGCGATGGAAGAATTTGCAGAACTGCAGCAGGAAGTAAGCAAACATATTCGTGGCTATGACGATAAGATTGGACTTTTGGAAGAGATAGCGGATGCATATATTTGTCTCGAATTCCTTAAGTCCATTTTTCATATTAGCGAAAGTGATGTGTTACGTGCTGTTGAAGTGAAATTGAAGAGAGAAGATGATAACTTAAAGCACGCAGAAGCTAAAGAGAAAAGGGAGAAGATGTTAAATGAGCAGAGAGTATGATTTATATTTGCAGGATCATAGAGATGGCGTGAAGAAAGCGTTTAAGTTCATTCATGATAGAATACCTTCTCTTGTGCCAGTCGATCAGGAGTTGAGATTAACGCAGCAGATTTGTTTTGATCATGATCGTAGTAAAAATAATGAAGATGAGTACGAGCCGTATGATGAATATTTCTATGGTAAGAATAGATCATATCAGGTTATTCAGGATTATGAATATGCTTGGCTGCTTCATATTCATCGTAACCCTCATCACTGGCAGTATTGGATTCTGAATCATGACGATCCGGACGAAGCTGAGACGATCATAGATATGCCAGAAAACTATATTCTCGAAATGATTTGTGATTGGTGGTCATTCAGTTGGCGATCTGAAAATTTGTATGAGATATTTGACTGGTATGATAAAAATGGTCCATATATGAAATTGAGCAGAAGGACCAGAAAGTCTGTTGAGTTTATTTTGGAGAATATTAGAAAAGTGTTAAATGAACTTGACAACGACAAAGATATCGAGCATAGTGGTGTAAAAGGAATGAAGTGGGGTGTAAAGAACGGACCACCTTATCCTATTGATCATAATGAGGTGATTTTAAACACAAATAGTTCGTCGGATAGGATCACTAAAATTAAAAGGGTCAATATGGCAGAAGAAAAGTTTACACAATATGCTTTGAATCCAAATAAAGCACCAGACAAAGCACACGCGTTCGAGGTGGCTTTAGGATATACATTAGATAATTATAAAGATCTCATGGCTAATATTTCTGATAATTTCGATTCACGTAAATTGGAAGAAAAAGGTGATGACAGGTATGGAATGCGGTATCAGCAGGTGATGAATTTAAACGGTCCAAATGGAAAAACGGCAAACGTATGCACTGCTTGGATTCAAGAAAAGAACGGAGCTAGTGTAAAATTAACGAGTGCTTATGTAACAAAGAAAGAGGTGTCGAAATGATTGTAAAATTATATGATAAAGTAATTCTAAAAGACGGACGTCACGGTGTTGTAGTTGAAATATTAGAACCTGGGGTAGCATATTTAATTGATGTTGAACTACCAGGACCTGATTGGGATACTATAACAATACGAGATGGTGATATTTCAAAAGTGTTGAGGTAGACGTGCATATGATTAATTTAAAAAAGCTAGTAGGTTCAAAGGTAAGAATCGTTGACATTGATGATATTACATACGAAGGTATTGTAGACGAATATATCGATGCTGAGGATAATGTACCGGAAGAAATCGAAGCGATTATTCTTACCGATCTTCTCAGACTTGACGATGGTAAAAAGTTCATCAATCCGATTGAATTTAAAGCAACTGAGATAATAAGTGTTTACAGTATTTAATTAGTGGTGTTCCCATGAGTCTGTTATAGGCTTGTGGGATTTTTTATTATTACATGAGCGAGACGTGATATATGATGTATGAAGAAAATTGGTATGGTCGAGACACATATAACTACGAGCATGTGTTAAGACCTAGAAAAAAGGAGAGACAAAATGAGCATGTCAGAAACAAAAGAAGAATTGGATACAAAATTCGAAGCAGAGGTAAAAGGATTATTAGCTGGATATTTACCAGATGAGAATTCTCGAGATTATGTTGCTTTTAAGATTGCATTACTTCATCGCAATTATACGGAGCAGGAGATGAGTTCTGGTGGAGAATGATGTAAAAGAATTATATTTCGGATTGTACTGCAAGACGTGTAAGTATTATTGGATGCCTGCTGATAAGAGACCATGTCTTGGGTGTATCCGTGAACCATTGGGTGAAATTTCGCATAAACCAATGGAGTGGAAACCGGGTAAATGATTCGCGATATATTCTGGTCCTCTTATAGAAAAGTAAAAGGAGGATTGATATTTATGGGGATCAGAAAATTTATAGTGAAACCTGGTACAAAAACAGAGCAGGGCTTTATAAATATTTTACAGAGTGTTGGTGTTAATCCGACTAGTGTAATGTGTAGGCGGAGTGATGTATTTGGTACCGAGTGTAACGAATATTTGATGAGCGAAGGGTTATATAAACAAATCGCTCCTCAGCTTGAGAAAATGATGAGCTTGACTTAATGTTAGGCTCTTCTTTTTATATTTATTGTGTATACAGTAAATGCGAAAGCTGAAAATAGGCACATTAATTCGCGAATCTTTCTTGGGCTGTTATAGAAAGATTAAGGAGGTATTGATTATGAAAAAATTAATGGATATAACAACAATGGCAATGATGGTGCTTATGATATTAGGACTTATATTATGCTTATTTGGCATTGATGTACCGAAAGATATTATGGTCATGGAATTTGTCATTATGTTTGTATCATATAAAGTATATCAGATTCAGGTAAAAATCGAAAAAGAAAGGCGACGCAAATTAAAAATCGCTAAGCAGATGCGCGAGGTGAGACTCTAATTTAGGGTCTCTTTTCTTTTGTATTAATTTTAGGAGGTAAAGAATTATGAGTGATGCTAAGAAATGCGATAGATGTGGTAAATATTATATTAGGAATAAAAACACATCGTTGCGCTATGAAGGTGAGACCGTCGACTATATTAAACTAGATAGTGCATATAGGAACATTACAGGTAGATGTTTCGATCTGTGCAACGATTGCGTACATGAACTTTTTGATTTCTTACATATATCCAACGAGCCGCTTATTCGTGAGGATAGGCTTCAAAATTATATGTTTATACACAAGCGTATCGATATGCCTACAGATGACTTTCTTAATCGAATCTACGACCTTAATACTGATGAAAAAGCAGAGTTCTTAAAGCGTTGTCATGAAGAAACTAACTATGGGGTTAACTCCACAGGTGACGTCTACAAGAAAAGGGATATTGATAGTCCAGTATGCAGAGAAGAGGAGGACTGATCTTTATGGGAAAACAATTTACGGTTGATTCATTGCGTAATTTACTTGCTCAGATATCGAATGCTGGTTATGGCGATATGGAAATATTTATAGGAGAGAGTTACCCACTTATGGATGATGCTGTTGTTATAGATTTCTATCATAACAAAATGACAATGAAGAATACATATTATGATAAGCAAATGGCTGAAGCTATGAGACGAGCTCGTGATGATATGGCAGCTGTATATAGAAGATACTTACAGGATTGCTATGGGGCTGGACGTAGAATAGAAGAAGATAAGGAGAGTTGATAGTTTTGATTAAAAAGCGAGGTAGACCGCCAAAAGTGAACGCTAAGCGAAAAGGTATTCGGATTCGGTTAAATGATGAAGAGGCAGCTATGTTATCAGAGTTGAGTGCTAAGACAGGGCGTACTCGCTCTGATATTTTTGTTGATCTAATGAGCAAAGAGTATAAAAGAACCGTACGCGGTAGACGCGAATAAATCATATTCTGTTATGGTAAAAGATTTGTAGTCACGAAAGGAGTAATGAATTATGAAAAATGAATTGAGAGAGCTTATGTCTGGCGATAACGTTGGTACTGATAGTGTAGTCATTCAGCTTGAGGAGGACAACTATAGTAGATTTTTTGACGAGAATAACCAGTTATGGACGAAAGACAACGTCATGAATAGGTTTACTTTAAATAACCAACGAAAATATATGTATGATTTGTTGGCGACTAGAGGATATTTATTCTTGAACGAAGCTTACGATATGCTGGGTTTTTCGAGAACAAAGAATGGACAGTTAGTGGGTTGGATTTATAAAGAAGGAATGACTGTAGGTGATATTTATACGATATATCGTCAGGGCGAGAGTTTTGTATATTTGTTAGACTTCAAACCACATGGAATTATCTTGGACGAAATCTAAACCGATGGGGCTTAGGTCTTGATTGACTTAGGCTCTTTTATTTTTGTAATGAAAGTATAAGGAGGAGAAATAATTATGACGCTTGATAATGTTTTAACGGTGACAGATCCTGAGGTCACTATAGAGTTGTACGAGAATGATGATTCACATTACATTTGTGCTATAAAACCTTTATATGCACTTAAATGTTTTAATATATACACGATTGAGGCTAAGGTACTTAATATCAAAGCTTCGGAAGCGTCTAACGCTATTGTCGTGGTAATAAACGGAGAGGAGAAATAATTATGACGCTTAATGATATTTTGATGGTAACAGATCCTGATATAGAGGTAGATTTATATCTCAACGATCGTCTTCATCCTTTTGGTACTATTAGACCACTATATGCTCTTAAATATCTTTCTTTAGATTTTCTGTGTCTTAAAGCGAAGGAGGTACGTGGGAGTAATTATGACTGTAAACTTAGTGTGACTGTATCTACTAGAGAGGAGAAATGAGTTTATGGAAAGCAAACGTGGTAGGCCTAGTACATCAGAATTAAATATGGCGAATCTTAGAGATAATGTTCTGTATAGATGCCGTTATCAGTATTTTCAGAATGATTTACCTATGCATATATTTATCAAACAGTATGTTCTGAAATTGACTATCGACGAAATTCGATGGTTATTAGATTGGTCAGGTGATGGTAATGACTGGGATGTTACAGCATATAAGGAGATCGTAGAAAGAAAGGGGTAAGACAATGTTATTAAGATTAAAAGTATGGAAACATTGGAATAAGAAGTGCACTAACAGTAAGCTGTATAAGTTTCTTGTGTTGCTGGGGGTTAGACATTCGCCATCGTTTTATTGCTATTACATGGCAGCTAAACATAAAGTTAAGCATGGTGAAAGTTTGAGTGATATTCTGCATCCACGTCTTATCATTATAGACGATATTGAGGAGGAGTAATTATGTTTACTAATCTAATATTTGGGAACAATGATTTGCGCATTGGTTTGGATGAATCTCTTGATAAGAACGGTATATTCATAGTAGCAGCTAGGGACAGAAGCTCTAAATTTGATTATGAACGTTGGGTTATTGAGCACTTGTCAGTGAACGATGTTCGTAAATTAAGAGACGGGCTTGATGAGATCTTGAAAAAAATGGAAGATTAAATTTAGTTATCAGAAAAGGATGGATAATATGACAGTAGGAACACTAATCAAATATTTGCAGAAATACGATGAGAATGAAATCGTAAGGTTACATAACATTGATGGGGAGCCTGTTCTTTTTGCTTTACAGGCCGTGAACAAACCGGGTGTATGGTTAGAAACTGAAAGTGATGCCGATATGGCTGAAGAAATCAATGCGCGGTTTGAAGATGCTGTAATAAACGGTGTTGATGAAGGAGAAGTGTACTCGCTTATGTTAGAGCATGGTATCGATATTAATATGGTAGAGAAGTATGCTGGATGTGACGTTGCTAATAAAATGAGAAGTTATTGCAAGAGTCACGGATTATTGTAGAGGAGTAATTTTATTATGGTTTATGTATTTAATAATCTGAAATACGATACTGATAAAATGGATTGTATATCTACTAAGTGTATGCATACTTTAAACCTACTCGAACGTCCAGTGAATGTAAAATTATATAAATCACTAAAAGGACGCTGGCTTATTGTATTTAAACAAGGTGGTGCGCTTGCTATTGACGAAGAAAAAGCTAAATATATGTTACTTAAATATGACCTTAATACTTATGAAAAAATATTTGGCGAATTAGAGGAAGCGTGAGAAAAGGAGAGTATTCAGACTATCATATTGAAACAATATGTATAAATCGGGAAGATGCTGAACGTTATGTTTGTTTGTATCAAGGGGCTGACTTGGAAGAAATGCATATTGAAGAATATCCTATTTGTAATGGTAAAGAATTAGCGCATGTTAAAATAAATCGTGGTGTTAGATTCAGTATGCGTGATAGTATCGGTATAACGTCACGTGAAATTGTATATAGTAGTCGCCCGGTTAGAACAAATGTTAAATCTTATAGCAATTTCGATGAAAAGATATATCACGGGACTGTTTCATTACCAGATAGGTTTTCGATTGACAATCATGAAGCTATTAAGAAACTTATATATGATGCTGTAGCTAAATTCAAAGCAGAGGAACTTGAGGAATATGATTAATGGCAAGTGAAAATAAAAAGAGAAAAGCAAGAAACTCGTATTTACATAATGGCGCGGATAAGAAAGATTGTCGAATGAAACGTCATATGTATTTCACAAAACGTACCAGGAAGCGGTGTAAGAATATAGAGGAGAATCGATATTTATGAAAGTATATTTATACAATTTTTACAGAGGAAAGCTCTATGAGTATGAAGGGGATTTACAGGTACGGGGTAAATATAAGGCTATATTTAGAATTATTAATGACGATGGAAAGGTTCTTCGTGTACTGACTTGCGATCCGAAGCCAGGTGTTCTGTATAACCATAATGTGTGGTTCCCAGGAGCAGATAAGCTTAAAGCTATTGATATTTTCATGGAAGATGAGAATGAGAAGATTAATAAGTTGGAAGAAGCACTTCAGAGAAAAAAGACCACTTTTACGAACCTTTTGAAAATGCAGTTGATAGAGGAGGGTATTAGTAATGGGAAACATTCTTAGATTTATTATTAGCACACTGATTATGTTAGGTGAAGGGCTTATCTTATATCATATGGGGTATGGTATTCTCAACTGGGAGTACTGGATGATTTTGATTCTTACAATGTGTTACATGTTGGTATATATATTTATAAAGTAAGGAGGTATTAATGTTATGAAATGTATGGGAAGTGTATGGGCTTATGTTAGAAGTGATAAAACTACAGTTAAGGAATACAAAGCTATTCTATATCATAGAGAGGCATATTTTGACGGTGATTTTTACGAGCCGGGTACTAGTTATTTAAAACTACTTGATGACGATGGCACGGCTATCAGGAAGATTAAATGTGCGGCTGAGGAAGGAATCCCTTATTATAATGTTTTGTGGTATTATTCTAAAACTGATTTAGACCCATTAGCTGTGTTTGCAAATGTAGAGGAATATATTGAGAAAAACGAAAAGGTAATGGAGAATGGTCGTTTTAAACTTATTGACGTTTTGAAAATTCTCGATGAGAGGCAGAATATCACAATTCATGTCTATGCGCCATGTGGTCGTTTCTCAGCAAGAGCTATTGTTGCTATGGAAGCATTATCAGACGATATTTTACAATCCAGAGTATATAAGTTCAAAACTGTTGGAAACGACTCAGATATTCATCTATATATCAAAAAAGTAAGATAAAAGGAGAATCAATATTATGTTAACGCCAAAAGAATTAGAATTTGTAGAAGAACTTTGTAGTAGTCTGTCTGATGTAAAAAGAAAGAAGGCATTGGATAATTTACTATTTGAGTATAGACAGTATATGAGATGTGGGAGTCCTGAAGAGTGTGCTCAGAGAAAAGAATGGATGGAAATGTCTTATGAAGATATTCGGGAGAATTTTAACAATACTGTCAAGGCATTACAAAGAGAGGTTTCTGATATTCGAGAGTCCTATACTGATAAGAAACCAGCTAAGAAAAAAGTAGGTAGACCTAAAAAGAAGAAAAACGATGGTGGTAGTACTAGTTGGGATAATCATCCGCACTTTAACACTTTGGAAGAGCGTGACTTATATTACAAATAAAGGAGATTTAAATCTATGAAAATTAAATTATTTACGCATACCGATTTGGACGGCGTAGGTTGTGCTATTTTGGCATATATAGCATTCGATAAAGAGAATGTAGATGTTGAGTATTGTAACTACGATGACGTGGACAATAAAGTAGAAGAATTTATAAAAAACGAAGATCTGTACCGGAGTTATAATCAGATTTTCATTACTGATATTTCTGTCTCTGATCAGGTAGCTAGTATGATTGATATTTTGGATAAAACTGATCATAGGGTACATTTATTCGATCATCATGGAACTGCTCTTAGATTGGATAATTACTTTTGGTGTACTGTATATGAATATTTAGATGTTGTAAAGACTAGTGGTACCGAATTGTTCTATTTATATTTGAAGAATAGTTTAAGTCTTGCGTACGATCAGACAACTCAAAATAAAATATCTCGTTTCGTGTCTATAGTTCGAGACTATGATACTTGGCGTTGGAAAGAATTAGGAGAAGACAGACTTGTTAGTAAGCAGATGAACGACCTCTTTCATATTTATGGTAGAGATAAATTCATTGAGCTGGCTATGAAGCGTATCATGTTTGGTACTTCACCATTGCATCAAGATGAGTGGTTCTCAGAAACTGATGTACTCTTACTCGAACAGAAACAGAAAGACATTGATATTTATGTAGAGCAAAAAGAGAAACAGATTACAGTTAAAACAGACCAGTGGGGTAATACATATGGTGTTATATTTGCTGAGCTGTATTTCAGTGAACTTGGTAATCGTCTATGTGAGATGCATCCTGAGCTTGCTTACATTGCTATGATTGATATTTCACGTGGCAGGGTTAGCTATCGTACAATTCGAGATGATATCAATCTTGGTACTGAAATTGCTCATAATTACGGAGGTGGCGGTCATCCAAAAGCTGCCGGTAGCACATTTGATATTTCATGGGCTATGGATATTATTACAGATTGGTTATTTGATATGCATGATGCCGAGTCAGAAACATATGCAGCTAATGTTGGTACTTTTGAGAATCCAGTTCGTATTTCACCAGATGAGTTTGCGAAAAAATATACAGCAAAGCCGCCGAGTGCTGACCCATGGTTGTCAAACGCAAGGGGTAGTTTATAACATATTGATGAACGATATTAAGAGAGGCTTTAAATAGCTTCTCTTTTTCTTTTAGAAAGGGTGGTAAGAATGAAAAGATATTGGACTAACTATATTATTCAGGATAATTTTAATAGATTTGCTTATCGAGAAAGTTCATATGACTGTTGTTTATCGTTGGACTCGGCGTTGCTAGCTGTAGAAACTATGCGATTTAATCATACAGTGTTGGCAGCTTGGATTGACCTTACAGATGGTGATGAAAAGCCTATCACTATTTGGCACGAGTGTTATGTCGATAATGTAGGACGTGTATTAAGAGCTACACAGGAGAGTTAGATATGGATGAAGTATGGTTATACTGGATATTTAGTGGACACTTAGAATCTAGGAGAGGCGTGCTAGAATATATTGATGACGTATATGGTCTTATATCGAACTGTACTCGTGGTCGTGCATATGTCAAAGCGTATCATAACGGGCATAAGTATCTATGTAGTGGTATTGAGGGCGATGTATTTAATGGTATGGTTTGGCTTCGTGAGGGTAATCGAGAAAGAGCTATTGATATTTTCGTAGAGTATTATTTCAAGGGCGTTATGAAAGCTCGTACAGACCTTACAGCTAAAGAGATGATATATGAATTGGTTTGTACATTAAGAGATAAAGAAAAGGAGTAATTATTATGAATAGGATGGATATTTATGTAGGGGCTAGACGTTCAGGTAAAACTGCAACATTGATTAAGAAGTCGGCAGAGACTGGAGCTTATATTTTAGTAGCAACCAAACATCAGGCACATGCTGTGTATAAACAGGCTAAAGAGATGGAGTATGATATTCCGTTCCCTGTGACAGTTTCTGAGATTATAACTGGATTAAAGTATTTTAATGATTCTTATATTAAAAAATACGGTTTATTGATCGATGAACTCCAATCGGTATTGGACGTCGCTTTTTGTGGTATTCCGATTCATGGGGCTACTTTAAATCTTGATAGTAATACTGACATTAAATATTTAAATCCAGATGAAAGGATTAGAGCTGTAGATGAATCTGAGCAGAAATGAACTTAGAAGACTTCATGAATGCTTAACTTGTTCATTTTTCGAGAGATGTGAGATAGAAGTAGCCAATCCTGAAGATTATCCAGATGGTCAGTGTAAGACTAAAGATATGTTTAATGAACAGTTAGTAAACGAGACTTGTAAGATGTATGAAAATGCTGATAAAAAGATACTCGAGGACTGGCTGAATAATTAAAGTACAGAGGTTACTAGAAATCGCGATAGAATCCTACTATGTTATGAAAAAACAAAGGAGGGTTCAATATGGACAAAAATATAAGAGGAATTCAGGTGAGTCGTAAAAGTGATTTCGTAAATATTGGATTAGAGGTCGACAATACAGGCGAACTGTTCATACTTCAAGTGTACTTTATTAAAAGTCCGCTTAATTGGGGTATAACTATAGGTTTTCCAGATGGAGGATCTACAACGTTATTACTACCTAATGACGCTGAACTATATGAAGACTACCCATTTGAATGTATGGGTATGAAATTCGAAGTTGATATTTACAATGATGATAATCTTGATGTTTATGAGATTTATATTCATCAGTAATTTCTCAGAGGGGTGGTATACTTGCCCCTTTGTTTTTCTAGTTCTTATAAGTCAATACTTGATTTAATTTATATTTGTGATAGAATTGGTTTCACTTAAATGGAGGTGAAATGTATGAAAATCACAATTGTATATTATGACGGTGAAAAGACAGTGAGAGAAACTCGTGGTGGTAAGAGCAAGTGATGTTAGTATTTTTTCAGATTCAGAAGGGGTCTAGGTCAGAAATGGCTTAGACTCTTTTTTGTTGTACGTTTAAGTTAAAAGGAGTAAATGTTATGGATACAAAAATTTATATAGGACCAAGAGGATGCGGAAAGACAACATCATTAATTACGAAATCGGCTAAGACGGGAGCTACTATTATAGCACCGAGTAGATACATGGCAGATTGCATTCGCGAACAGGCAAAAGAAATGAGGTATGATATTCCAGAGCCGTTATCGGTTGATGAGTTTTTATTAATAAGACGAAATCCAGGTTTTATGAAGACTAATATACTACATAAAGGTGTTCTCATCGATGAGGCTCAGATCATACTGCAGCTTATTTTCGGTCCGTCTAAGATTTGGGGAATTACCGTGAACGATTATGATAATATTGAGTATTTAGATTCTGAGGAGGATTGATAATTATGAAGAATAAAGAAAAGTACGCTGAGGATATTATTAAGATTGCTTGCAGTGGATCGCGTTTTGGTGTAAATAGACGCAATGGTAATGTGTCGATGTGTATACACCTTAAATGCAGGGATTGTTTAATTTATGATGCTATCAATGGGTGCTGTAGCAGCGATAGACTTACCTGGGCCGAGTCGGAGTATGTTGAAAGACCTGTTATTAGCAAAGCAGATAGAGCATTACTTAAATGCCTGAAAAAAGATCCCACATACATAGCGAGAGATGAAAATGGGGCGTTATATGTCTATGGTACAAAGCCTTTTAAGGCTTCTTTAGTTGGTTTTTGGAATAACAATCATACCAAAACCAGTTGTATAGGAGGTTGTTTTAACGCAGACTTTCCGATGGTGAAATGGCAAGATAATGAACCTTGGTTAGTCGAAGATTTGCTGAACCTAGAAGTTGTGGATGAATATTAGGAGGATTGATAATTATGGATAAGGATATGAAAGACGTTGTTAACATGTTCTACGAAACATATGTTGAATTCTATAAGAAATGTGGGGATAGTAACTTAGCGATAAGATTAACTTGTGCTATCATTGGCTTGAATGTTCCGGAGTCTAACAGTGTCTTGTTTGGAATTAATTTTGGTGGTAAAAGAAATAACACTCGCTAACTTTACATGGGCTGTTATGGAAGGGTGTTTTTAGATTCAGGAAGGAGACCGAAAATGGATAAGGTTAACGAGTATTTAAAAAGGAACTACAAAAGCACTGTAATTGGAGATGTGGAGTTGTGCGTAATTAAGCGTATGGAATGTGCTGACGGATTCATGATATCGGTACAAGCTAGTAGTATGCATTGCTGCGAGCCCCGTAGGATTAAAGCATGGCCGTACAGTGAAGTAGAACTAGGCTTCCCGAGTGAACTGGACGAGCTTATCGCTGATTATGCGAATAAACCCGATACAACAGAAACAGTGTTTGCGTATGTTCCAATTGATATTGTTAATCAGTTGGTAGAAAAGCATGGCGGAATTAAAGAATAAGCTTTCGAGAGGAGCCCTAGGTCTTAATTGACTTAGACTCTTCTTTTGTCTCATTTTTAGAACCGCTATATTTTAAAGGAGGTATTAATTATGTGTGATTTTTGTAAAGTTGAAACTATTGGTGGTAAGTCTGATATGACAAATGATATTGGTGGCACTTTCATTGGTATTGGTGATTCTTCTGATGTATTAGGGCTACGATTATATATTACTGAGGCGGACACTGTTAGAAAACCTATTTTGCAGGCTGACTTATATGCTCTTGCTGGTATTGGTAGTATTGCTCGTGTTGATATTCTGATTAAATATTGTCCGAACTGTGGTAGAAAACTTGTATGATTGTTTCTCGCGATGTTTTCTTGGGCTGTTATAAGAAATTAAAACCTAAAATAGAAAGAGAGGTAATATTATGACAAGAGCAGATTTAGAACAACATATTAAGGAATTAGAGGTAGAACGCGAATTAGTAATGGCTGAGCGTGCTAGAGTTGCAGAGGTTAGATATAATGCGCTGTGTAAATTTTCATTAAGCATGAAATTAGATGATGCCTTATTGGCTATAAGAGCCAATTGTAATCTTGATTTGGCTGATGGTAAATTAGCAGCATTAAAAAGAGATTTAGCAGCAACTAAGAAAGCATTGCAGCTTATGCATCGTGTGCCTGATTTCTTTTATGGCGAAGGAAATATCTGTATGATGGAAGAATTAACCAAAAACGGATATTTAAAGGGAATTAAGATCTAACAGTATTCGAGAGGGGGCTTAGAAAAATCTAGGACTCTTCTTGTTTCTCGCGATGCTTTCTTGGGCTGTTATGGTAGATAAAAATTATATTTCTGAAAGGAGAATTATTATGAAGAAATTTACAACAGCAGAGGACGAGATGATAATTACTAATTTTATAACCGAGTCGAGTAAACATGAAAATGCTTTATGTAGATGGGGTGCAACACTCTATCGTGAGGGTTTGCTTAAAGGCTGGGCTATTGGTGTTGGTGGGTGTCTTATTGGCGGTCTTATTGCTGATTATGTTACAAATAAAATCATAGATAAAAAATCAGAAACTAAATAATGATATTTTACCACAGAGAGGGGTCTGAGTCTTAATTGACTTAGACTCTTTTCTTTTATGAACGATATTTGGAAAGGAGCGCAAACATGGCACAGAAGATGTTTTTAATTACAGAAAATGAGATGGATGAATATAAACGGCTAAAAGAACAAGAGGACACGATAGGGCGTAAAATCACTATAAGAGAATTGGCAGAGTATCGTATGCTTAAAGCTAAAAATAGAAAGATGGGGAAATATGTAGGTTTTGATCACCGTATGCATTGCCCGGTGTGCGGTTATGTGGTTGATTATAAAGTACCAACACAGGCTTATTGTGATAGATGTGGTCAGAGATTGGAGGATTGATTTTTATGAAGAATAAAGAAAAGTATGTGAAAGAGATTGTAGACATTGTTTGTGAGGATGTTAGTTTTGGTGTAGATAAACGCACAGGAAGTCCCGCGTCATGTCGTGAGCTGCATTGTGGTAAATGCTTACTTAACGAGATGAATCCCCGTGCTTGCTATAATTCGAGAAAGGAATGGGCTGATTCTGAGTATGTTGAGAGACTTGTGATTTCTAAAAGAGATAAGGCGTTTTTGGAGTATCTTAGAGAAGAATACAAGTTCATTGCAAGAGATGAAAATGGTGAATTGTTTATATACGAAACACAGCCAAAAAAAGTAAATGCATGTTGGAATTCGGTTGGTTTGATTTCTGAACGTTATTTATATGTGAATCGAAACTTCAATGTTGACTTTCCGATGATTAAATGGTCAGACGAAGAACCTTGGATGATTGAAGACTTAAAAAAATTAGAAGTGGTGGACGAGTATGAACTTATTAATTAGACTTATGAGCTTATCTGTAACGGTATGTCTGACAATAGATCTGTTGAATACATTTTTTAAAACTAGCAAAAAGTTAGGTATTCTGTTCATGCTATCCGAATGGATTTGTTGGATATTAGCATTATTCATTTTTACAGGAACAGTAGAATTGGTATGGATTGGATAAGCTTATAAAAATTAGAGGTAGTGGAAGAGTGTTAGGAGGATCGATATTTTATGAAGAATAAAGAAAAGTATATCGATAAAATTGTGAAAGTTGCGTGTGCGTGGCATAGTAGTTTTGGTGTCGATAAGGATACGGGTAAGGTAGGCGTTTGTAGTGGTATCACCTGTAGTAGTTGTAAGTTTAATGACGATGACAGAGAGTGCGAACGATGTCAATTAGAATGGCTTGAACAGGAGTATGTTGAAGTTCCGGTGATTTCTAAGAGTGATAGAAGGTTTCTTGATTGTATTGGTAACACTTATAAATATATTGTTAGAGACAGGGATGGTAAACTATTTGTATGTAAGAAGGTTTATGCAGTTAACGATGAGTGGTTTAGTAGAGGGTGCGTTGCTGGCTCCGATTACACGTATATTAGTGGTTTTGACGTACAGTTTCCAATGGTTAAAGTTATATCTTCTACTGTATGGTCTATCGAGGATCTGAAGAAACTTGAAGTAGTGGAAGAGTATTAGGAGGCAATAGTATGAGATATAAGGTTGGGGACAGATTAAGGGTTAGAAAAGATTTAGCAGTTGGCGATATATATGGCGATGGCATTTTTACGTGGCGTATGTATACATTATTAGGGAAGATTGTCAAGATATCTGAAGTGTATACTAGTTTCTACCGTATTGATGATCCGGACTATGAGCTCTGCAGTTGGACCGATGATATGTTTGAGCCTATTACTAAGCTTACTGCAACTGAAGTAGTTATGTTTGCACAAGAGATGTGTGATTCGGCGACACGGTGTACTGGCTGTCCAGTTCAAGAAATTCGGTCAAAGCACAGCTGTGATCTTTGTCAAGAGGTTAAACGTAAGTATGCAGATGAGTATGTTGAGGCTGTCACTAAATGGGTTATCGGAGATACGGGTAAGAAAGAGATTAGTATAGAGCAATGTTCATACCTGGTGATTATGGATACCGATCGAAACATCGTATATGAGGAACAGCTAAAAGTCGGTGATGACTACAGAGCTGTGTTTAAACGATATTGTGAAGAACATGATGGTACCTATTATGCGATTATTGAATGTAGGCTTGGTGTTAAGGAGGATTGATAATTTATGGTAATGTTTGTTTGGAGTATGATTATTCTTTATGCAGTTGCAGTGATTATGATTATTGTTAACTGGGATAAGTGGATCGAAACTAAGTATGATAAGTGGTGCTTTGATCGTGTTATGAGTATATGGTGTCGTTTCTTTATTGGAATGCATTTACTTGTCGTTGCTTTATTTGTGTTTTTGATGATTTGTAGTTTATAAGGAGACATAAGAATGAAACTTAGAGTTAAGTATGCTAAACGTTTGGGATTATGGTTTGGTCAAGTGAAGTATAAGGACGATGGTGTATGGTTTAGAGAGACTCGGTATTGTTGGACAAAATATGGTGCTAAACGCGAGCTTCGTAAGTGGTATAAACGAGAGGTTGCGCCAGAGAAGATAGAGGAAATGGAGCCTGGGGATCTAAGTGGCGGCAGACTCATCGATATTTTAAAACCACTTCTGATTGGAATGGCGGTGGCTTGTTTTGCGGTCTTCATCTGCGCAAGGTATATGTAGATTAGTGAGGTATTATATTTATGGAAAATTTAAAACTCGGAATACGCATAGCTAGTATAGTAGTTGGGCTTATTGTGTATTGTTATGTGTGGAATTACATAATAGATAATTTTAAAGATTCTTTTGATGATAGTGTTCTCTATCAAATTGTTTTTATGATATGGATAGTGTTACATGCTGTTGGAATTGTTAGCGCCGTAGTCTGGGCTTGGTGCTAAAGATTTTATGAGGCGATTGTAATGTTTGAGAAAATTAAAGCAATGATTCAGAGGTTTAAATTGTGGCATTCGCATGAGTCTTGTTATACTGCTAGGGAAGACGAAGGGTATGCTGTGTTTGGAATGTGTGGAGGTACTGTAGGTGGTACACGAAATACTGGGTATTTATCTGAATACTGTATAGACTGTCCGTATTATACAGATTTGAGAAAGGATTGATATTTTATGAAGAATAAAGAGAGGTATACAAAAGAGATTGTAGATATTGCTTGTGGTGGACATGTTCTTGCAGTTAGTAAAAAAACTGGAAAACCGGTACCGTGTGATATTACATCTTGTAGTCAGTGTGTGTTTAGCGAAGGTGACCATTCATCGTGTGTAGATAACGGAAAAGAATGGGCGGAATCGGAGTATGTTGAAGTTAGGGACAAGTGTTAGGAGGAATGATATTTTATGTTTGAGAAAATTTTAGTATTGGTATTTTGCCATTTAATTGGTGACTATGTATTGCAATGTGATTTCATCGCTAAGAGTAAAGGCGAGAATCGATATCACATGATGGTACATTGTTTATTGTATTGTGTGCCGTTTTATTTCGTATTTGGTATGACCTGGCAGTTAGGTGTAATTCTACTGATGCACGGCATAGTCGATCCATTAAAGGCAAGTTTTAATAAGATTTCGTATACCACTGATCAAGTGATACATTATCTTACGTTATTGGTTTATTTGATTTGAGAAAGGGTTGATGTTTTATGAGAGGAGGCGGTGACATATGAGCAAATCAGTATTAGTTATGGATACACCAGAAACATGTTGGGACTGTATGTTTTGTTTCGAGATTAATGACGGTATTGATGCTCAGTGTTCAGTTGTGTCTGGAGATGAATATAATGGTTTCTTTAGACGTATTGATTGCGATGGTGGTTATTGTAAGAACAAACCAAATTGGTGTCCGTTAAAAGAAGTTCCTGAATAAGAACATGATACTTATTACAGAATCTTGGTTTGTCATTAAGGAGGTTAATATTTTATGAGAGGAGGTGATTCGTCACGAGTGATATTAAGAAACGCGGTAGACCGGTTAGTGCTGATTGCAAAAAAGATAGGTTTATAACTATGAGAACTACAGATGATGTGTGTAAAATGTTGACTGATATTTGCGAAGCGCATCATTGTAGTAAGACTGTGGCACTTGAGAAACTCATTGTAAATCAGCATAAATTGGTCGAAATGGGCGTAAAATTGCTTTGATATTTATGTAACACATTAATTCAAAAAGGGGTATTTATGTAACACATTAATTCATTTTTGATTTTTCGTGTTACATAACTCAGTGAATTTTCGTGTTACATAATTCAAAAATCGAATTTTCGTGTTACATAATTCGAGTACTTTTACGTGAAAAATTGGTATTTTGGGGCTAAAATCGTCGAAAATGGGTATTTATGTAACACATTAATTCATTTTTCGCTGTTTTTCGTAAAAATTTATATACCCTTATATTCCCATAAGAGTCTGTTTAAAGGATTGTTTAGTATTTTATAACAATTGTTTAATTTGAGGATTAATATAAATAAACCTGGTATTTTTTGTTTTTAGCAGAATTACCGGTATATTAATGGGCTGTGTAAGAATTATTGATATTTTAGTTTAAGGAGGATGTAATGAAGAAAGGAATTGATTATTGGGAATCCATGTTTGAATATTATGCTAACGTGTATCCACAGTATGCAGAACGAACGATAAATTGGTTCCCAAGCGGTCAGATGGAAATTACGGTACGATTAGATGATAGAACATTTTGGGTCTTTGATATGATAGGACCGACATTAAAGCCATTAGGAAATAAAGAGCTTAATCCAGAATCTGAAGACGGTATTTCGGAAGAAGAGTATCGTATCAGATTTTCAAGAAACCTAAGAGTAAAGATGCTTCATAGCGCGATGTCACAAGAAGTACTAGCTAAGCTAAGCGGTATTTCACATGTAACGATTTGCAAATATGTGAACGCTAAAGCAACACCAAGTATGTATAACCTAGAACGAATAGCTAGAGCATTGCAGTGTTCTCCTACAGAGTTGTTAGTTTATTGATGTTTAGAAAGAGAGGTATAGGCCAATGGAGCATGAAGAATGGAAACACTGTGATGAGTTCCCACGATACGACATCAGTAATGAGGGGAATGTTCGGAATCACAAAACCGGAAGAGCAATGTCTACATATATTTCAGACCGAGGGTACACACGAGTAAGTCTTACAGAAGACGGTAAGCAATACACAAGAAACGTAAGTACACTTGTCGGACGAATGTTTGTTGACGGCTATGAAGATGGTATGGTCATTACTCATAAGGACGGCGACAAGACTAATCCAGAAGCCAGTAATTTAGAGTGGCGAAAACCTAAAGATATTTTGTCAGAAAAGAACGGACGAAATAGAAAAGTAAAATGTGTCGAGAGTGGTAAAGAATACAAATCAATTAATGACTGCTCACAAGATACAGGCATCGGTCGACGTGCAATTAGTAGATGTGCTAATCAAGCATCGCTAAGTACAAAAGCCGGACTACACTTTGAATTCGTAGAATGATATTTTAGGAGGGCGCGAAATAAACAAGCGCTCTTCTTTTTTTGCCCAAAAACTACTATTTTTACAACACTCGATGCCCGTCACTAAAACTTATCCTGTTATGAAGAGAAGGTACAATGTCTCCCGATTTGCAAAAAAACAAGCAGTCAATCAACAACAAATCGGACAAACATTGCGCCTTCTTTTTGTCTATATTTATGGACCTTTAGTTCATTGGTAGAACAGTCGCCTCATAAGCGAAACGTAATAGGTTCGATTCCTATAAGGTCCATTAATAAGAAAGGGTGGTTGTATGTTAGAATCTAAATTTCAGTCCAAACTCATCCGGAGAATTAAAGATGAATTTCCAGGATGCATTGTACTGAAAAATGATCCAACATATCTGCAGGGCATTCCGGATCTGACCATATTTTACGAGAATACTTGGGCTGCACTAGAAGTTAAGAAAAGTGCAAAAGCTAGTCATCAGCCAAACCAAGATTACTACGTAGATAAGATGAATCAGATGTCTTACGCAGCATTTATATTTCCGGAAAATGAAGATGAAGTTATGGCAGAACTTCAAAACCATTTCAATACATAAGGAGGACACTACATTGATATTTGAAAAGCATTATGACTTACGCGGTAAACACGCTACGTTATCACCTAGTCAACCTCACTGGCTTAGATATTCGGATGAGCAGCTTTACCAGAAATATGTAAGTAGCTACGCACAGGCTATGGGGACATCATTACATGAGCTTGCTGAAACACTTATCAGAAATGGGCTAAAGCTTAAGAAAAATGACGACCTTACAGTATTATCTCATTTACTGAGCGACGGTATCCCAAGAAATGTAATCGACATGGAACGTATCTATGGTAACTTTAGAAACTATGTAAATGACGGTGTAGGGTTCAAACTTACTCCTGAACAGATTTTATATTATTCACCATATTGTTATGGAACAGCTGATGCTATTTCTTTTAGAAATAATTTCTTGAGAATACACGATTTAAAAACCGGCACAGCACCTGCAAAAATGGAACAACTTTTGGCATATGCTGCTCTTTTCTGTTTGGAGTATAAAGTAAAACCAGGAGATATTGATGTTGAATTATGTATCTATCAGAATGATGAAATTATTCATGACGAACCAACAGCTGATGACATTTTACCAGTGATGGATTGTATTATTCAACATTGTAGAACTATGGAAAGAATTCATGAGGAGGGTATGTAATCATGAACCCAATAGCAGAAGAAATAATGTCGTACTATGGATTAGCTGATACTATTGATAATTCTGAACCAATAAGACATTCTGAAAGTAATGACATAGCAGAAGAGATTGCTGGATATTTTGGTATTGCTGAAAGCGAAAATGATGCTATGCATTATGGTATGCCAAGAAGAAGTGGTAGATATCCGTATGGAAGTGGCAAAGACCCATACCAACACGGCAGTGACTTCCTTGGTCGTGTAAAAGAAATGAAGAAAGATGGATTTACATGGACTGATCCAGAGACTGGCGAGAAATACACTGGTGAGAAAGCTATTTACAGATCTATGGGACTAACTTCAACGGAATACCGTAGACAGGTAAGCTGGGCAAAATATGAAGTAAGACTGGATCAGGTTCAGACAGCTAAAAGTTTAAAAGCTGATGGTCTTGGTGCTACCGAAATCGGTCGAAAAATGGGTATTTCCGAATCGACGGTAAGATCACTATTAGAACCATCGAGAGAAGATAACATGAATCAGACTATGGAGACAGTTAACTTTCTTAGAGATCAGCTTAAAGAGAAAGGTATGATTGACGTTGGTGCCGGTGTAGAACAGGATCTTGGTATTACAAGAACACGACTTGATACAGCCCTTGATTATTTACAGAAAGCTGAAGATTGTCCTATTTATGGTGGTGGTATTCCTCAGCCAACAAATGCAAATCAACAGACAAACCAGAAAGTATTGTGTCTTCCTGGAACAAAGAACTCAGATATTTATGATTACAGTAAAGTAAAGACTATTACAGATTACCAGTCTAATGATGGCGGTGACACATACCACAGAAAGTTTACATATCCGGAAAGTCTTGATTCTAAGAGACTTCAGATCAGATACGCTGAGGATACTGACAGTGATGGAACTAAAGGTATTGAGAAAGATGGTATCATCGAACTTCGTAGAGGAGTTCAGGACTTATCATTAGGTGATTCCAAATATTCACAGGTTCGTATCATGGTTGACGGTACTCACTACCTTAAAGGTATGGCTGTATATTCTGATAATATGCCTGACGGAGTAGATGTTGTATTCAATACTAATAAGAAACGCGGAACTCCACAAAACGATGTACTTAAAAAGATCAAAGATGATCCAGATAATCCGTTTGGTTCATTAATTAAAGATGCAGACCAGGGCGGACAGTATTGGTATACCGATAAGAAGACTGGTAAACAGAAACTCGGACTCATTAATAAAAGAGCGGATGAAGGTGACTGGACTGAATGGGCAAACGCTTTACCATCACAGTTCCTTTCTAAACAGGCAGTACCACTGGCAAAGAAACAGTTAGGACTTGCTAAAGCTGATAAGCTCGCAGAGTTCGATGAAATCTGTAGTCTTCAGAATCCAACTATTAAGAAACATTTACTTGAAAAGTTTGCTGACGGATGTGATTCTGCAGCAGTACATTTGAAAGCAGCCGCTCTCCCGGGACAGAGATATCATGTTATCATTCCTATTAATAGTTTGAAAGACAACGAAATATATGCACCTAACTATGCTACAGGAACACAACTAGCATTAATTCGTTACCCGCATGGAGGTATCTTTGAGATTCCTATTCTTACTGTAAACAACAAGAATAAGCTTGGACAGAAGATTATTTCAGGAGAAAGCATCGATGCTGTAGGTATCAATCATAAAATCGCAGACCAGTTATCGGGAGCAGATTTTGACGGAGATACTGTAATGTGTATTCCTACGAATGATGCAGGTGGTAAAATAAAAATCAAAAACAAACGTCCATTGAAAGGGCTTGAGGGATTTGATCCGAAAGTTGAATATGGTGGAACTAAAACGGTTGATTCTAATGGTGTAGAGCATTATACACGCAATGGTCATGAGTATCCAATAATGAAAGATACTCAGAAACAGATGGGCGTTATTTCTAACCTTATTACGGATATGACACTCGGCGGAGCCAGTGAAGAAAAGATAGCTAGAGCCGTACGGCATAGTATGGTTGTTATCGATGCACAGAAACATCATCTTGATTATAAAGCTAGTGAGAAAGAGAATAACATCTCTGCTCTTAAAGCTGAATTCCAGCAGAGCATACAGCCAGACGGAAGTATCAAGATTGGTGGAGCTTCAACATTGTTGTCTAGTGCTAAAGGACAGTATTCAGTAGCTAAACGACAGGGCGGTTATAAGATTAATGCTCCGGGTACAAAAGATTATAATCCAGACCTACCAGACGGTGCTAAAGTATGGAAGACTATGGACCCTAAAAAATTGTACTATGCCGACAAAGGAAAGAATAAGAAGACTGGTATGGTGGACATCCGTACGGAAGACGGTAAGATTATTTCTTATGATCCTAAGGATAAGGTAGCTGCTAAGAAGTACTACCCGGTACAGCATATTAACAAAGAGACTGGGGAAGTAACCTTTACAGATAGTACGGGTAAAATACAGTACCATGTTAAACAGCGTAATCAGGTCAGTACAAAGATGGCTGAAACAAACGATGCAATGTCTCTTGTATCACCTAAGAAGCATCAAATGGAACTGGTATATGCTGAGTATGCTAATGATATGAAGGCACTTGGTAACAAAGCCAGAATGGAAATAGTTAACACTAAAGATATAGCATACAACCAGGCTATGCGTAAACAGTACCAGACTGAAGTAACATCACTGGATACTAAGCTCAAGGAGGCTAAGAAGAACCAGCCTAAGGAGCGAGAGGCTATGCGCAGGGCTAATACTGAGATTCAAGAGAAGCAGAAGAACGATCCTAATATGAGTAAAGAAGATCTTCGTAAGCTCAGACAGAAATCCATATCCAAATATCGTAATGAAGTAGGATCAGCTAAGCGGTCTCAGCGTAACATAGAGATTACAGACAAAGAGTGGGAGGCTATACAGTCTGGTGCTATTAGTGCTAGTAAACTTGATCAGATTCTTAATAATACAGACATTGATAAGTTAAGACAGAGAGCTATGCCTAAAACTACAACATCGCCAAGTAAAGCACAGGCTGATAGATTCAAAGCATTAGCAGCATCAAACTATACACTTGAAGAGATAGCAAAGAAGACTGGCTTCTCTACATCAACAATCAGTAAGTATCTTAAAGGAAAGGAAGTGATCTAAGATGCCACAAGAAACTATTACAGAAACTTACATTGCTTTGACAACCATTGACAATCCTTTCGATCCAATTGATGACTTCGACAATTGGTATGATTATGACATGGAAAAAGGTTACAATTGTTGTGGTTATGTAGATCGAGTTTCTCATTACTTTGATGGGATGACTGAGAAAGAGAAAGTAGTTGAACTGGAAAGAGCAATCGATGAAATCCTTACTGTAAATCCTTTGAATATCTTCAAGAAAGTTAAGCGAAGTGTTGAAGTTGCTGTTTAATTCAAAAGTTTTAGTTTGACTCAATTCAACTGTCAATAATAATCGCAATGTTCAAGCCTTTCTTTTGTAAGTAAAGCGTTGATGTGAAGAAACAGAAACGAATAATAAATAAAATGCAGATACATTAATGAAATGGATAAAAGCCGGTAAAAATGATGAAAAATAGTGAAAATATAGTGAAATATAATTATACAGATACTATGGAATATCATTTTAGTGGGTAGGGGGTATCTTCAAAATTACACCCCCTCCCTGCATCGCGCCGGTCTTTATGTTTTCCCCGGCGGGATATTTGGAGATTGATATTTGAAACCATACTACAGCCCTTTAATGGGTATTACTAAATTGTAACTAATATTATGCGAAAGGTGGTAAGTATATGAAGAAAGCAATGTTAAGTCAGCCAATGGGCGGAAAGACAGACGAAGAAATAGTAGAAACAAGAGAAAGAGCGATCAAGGTACTTGAGGCAAAAGGGTATGAAATCGTAAATACTCTCTTTACAGATGAATAGTACAGTCATGAGAATATGGAAAAGCGCGGTGTAGTACAGATTCCGTTGTGTTTCCTTGCGAAGTCTCTTGAAAATATGTCTCTGTGCCACACAGTATACTTCTGTAAAGGCTGGGAGAATGCAAGAAGATGTAAGATCGAACACGAAGCTGCTGTTGCTTATGGTCTCGATATCATTTATGAGGAATAGCAGTACAATAGAAAACAACATTTAATAGAGTCAATGAGAAAAGAGTCGCGCGTGAAATGGTTTGCCACCCTGCTACTATGCCATCATCTCAACATGTACCTCCTTATACTTTTTGTTACTTCCTTTCTTATAAGGATTCATTCCCCACTCATTGACTCTATTAAATGTTGTAAAAGTATACCAAAACTAAACAAATCTAACAGTATACCACTATACAACTAAAAGAGAGGTGACAGTAACAATGGCGAAAGCTACAACAAAGTCAACAAAACCTACTAGGAAAAGTCCACCGGCATTAACTCCGGAGGCTAGAGAGCAGCAGTTGATAGCTATGGCATATGACGCAGCAGAAGAGCAATTCTTAAATGGTACCGCATCCTCTCAGGTAATAACTCATTTCCTGAAACTCGGAACGACCAAAGCAGAATTAGAAAAAGAGAAGTTGAAGAAAGAAAACACAGTTCTCGATGCAAAGGCAAAAGCTTACCAGTCTGGCGAAGAAATTAAACAGCTGTATGAAGATGCAATTAAAATGCTTCGTGTTTACGGCGGACAGGGTGATGCTGAAGACTATGAGTACGAAGATTAAAACTTACTCAGAACTTATCCAGCTTCCAACATTCATTCAACGCTATCGATATTTGAAACTGACTGGGCAAGTCGGTGAAGACACATTTGGTTATGATCGATACTTAAACCAGACACTATATCATTCAAGTGAATGGCGACGATTCAGACGAGACATTATTATTCGTGATAACGGTTGTGACCTCGGCTGTGACGGTTATGAAATTACAGGAAAGATTATCATTCATCATATTAATCCAATTACTCTGAAAGACATTGAACAGAGAAATCCTATGATACTTGATCCAGAGAATGTCATCTCTACAATTCACAATACGCACAATGCGATACATTACGGTGATGAGAGTTTACTCATGACTGAACCTCTAGTAAGGACTAAGAACGACACTTGCCCATGGAAACGATAAGTGGGCAGAAAGGAGGAGCAGTTATGGAGAACAAAATTCTCGATGATGTAAAAGTTGGAATTGGTCTTATGCCTGAGTATACGGCATTTGATGAGATACTAACGATTCACATCAACACAGTATTCACAATTCTTACCCAGCTCGGAGTAGGACCATCTGGCGGTTTTCGTTTAAGTACTGGGGGTGAAACTTGGAGTGAATACTTACCGGATGGATTTGAGAACTTTGAATCTGTAAAGAGTTACATCTGTCTTAAAGTTCGTCTTCTGTTTGATCCACCAGCAAGTTCAACACATATGAACGCTATCAATGAAGCAGTCAAAGAATTCGAATGGCGTCTGAACTTTGAAGCAGAATCACAATCAAAATGATTTCAAGAAAGAAGGTGAATAGAAATGAATGACCATGTAGTATCAAGAGATTCTGATGCAGAAGAATTATACCACCACGGAGTTAAGGGTATGAAATGGGGAGTACGTAGATTCCAGAATAAAGACGGAAGCATGACTGATATTGGAAAGAAACGTTACGCTCGAGACGCTAGAGAGAAAGAATTCAACAAATATGATGAGTCTAGTGGTAAATACTATAAGCAGTCAAAGAAAAATGGTCGAAGTGACTTGGAGTTTGATGCAAATCGATATGCAAAAGAAGATACCGAGCGCGGTAAAAGACTGGTAGATTCTAGCCGGAATCTATCTAACGATTTAAAACGTACTGTCGATACATCTAATCGAAATCGTAAAGTTCCAAAGATGGATTTATCAAACATGACTGATCAGGAAATGCGTAGCCAGATCAATAGAGAAATCTTAGAACGACAGTACAACGATATGTTTAATCCACAAAAAGAATCAAAAGGTAGAGAATACGCGAGTAGAACTCTGGAAACAGCCGGAAACGTACTAGCAGTCACCAGCTCTGCATTGGGTATTGCATTAGCTATTAAAGAACTAAAGGGGTGATTAACGTGAGCGAGTTATACCACCACGGAGTTAAGGGTATGAAATGGGGAGTACGAAAATACCAGTTCGCTGACGGGACTCGAACCCCGGCTGGAATTCAGCGGTACTATGCAAACAAATCGACTGGACAATTTGCCAGAACCGCTGCGTTATCAAGAATGAAAGTCAAAGACCTTACTAATATGGCACGTACACAGATAACTGGCAAACAATATTCAGACACTTATCTGAAAAAAGGCACTACATTCTCACGAATACAAACAAGCAAAGAATTCGAGAGTTTCGCTTTCTATGCTACATATAAAAAACAAGATTCAGATAAGTATATGGGCTTATTCGGTAAGAACCTAACCAGTAGAGCAAACGCTGCAGCTAAGCAAGCTGAGAAACAAGCACATGTTTCGGGTAGTGAATCCGATTTAGCAAATGCCAAAGAACTAAGATCCATTAGTGATAACATGAAAGTCTATCAGTTAAAGATTTCATCAACCAAAAAACTTAAAGTGCCATCTGATGAGAACGCTGGTCATATTACAGCTAATTTATTGAAAGAAAAAGATTTCAAGTCTAACGTTGTGGCATCTATAGCAGATTCAAAATCAAAAATGAAACGCCCAGCACAACAGATATTATTCAAACAAGCTGAAAACGCATTAAAAAAAGACCCAAGCGTTATGACAAAAAGCCAGAAAATAGCGGTGTATAAAGCTTTGAATTTATCGTTAACTAATCATAATTCACAGGAAATTGCTGCTCAAGATAGATTTTATTCGGAGCTGAAAAAGAAAGGGTACAATGCATTACTCGATTATAACGACAAAGAATATTCTAGCTATCATGCAAAACGCCCAATGATCGTGTTTGATACAGATTCGGTTAAACTGCAATCCGTATCTCAAACGAATCCTAAATTTGTAGATAAAATGTATAGAAAATACAACTCCGAACGCATTGCTAAAGAAAGTATAGCAAGTACGATCGGAGTATTGGGTAAGATGGGTAATAAAACTGTTTCAGAGTGTAACGCATATGTAAGACGTAAAACTGCTGATTATTTGAGTTAATTATTCTATTACACCATCCAAGAATACCTGTCGCGATTTCTTAGCGATGACGTTTGTTCCAACGAAATCAAACCCGGCTCCAACAACGCCGCCAACGACCGGCACCATTTTTCCAAGGTTTATAATTCCTGTAGTTCCAAACTTCGTAATAAAACGTTGTGCAACTTTTTGATTAATTTTCTTAAGTGCTTCGCCAGGAATTTTCTTAATCATACTGGTGGTCAACTTCGTAGAAAATTTAATGCCGGCTTCACGACATACTTTACTCATTGAAGCCCCAGTCAGACAAAGGAATGCTAATGACTGAACCTCATCGTCTGAAGGATTGTACCCGCCAATAATAGCGATAGTTGCAATCATTCGAAGTTGGATATAAATTACGCTAGTTAAGTTGGCTGGAATAGCTACAGGCATAGTTATGATTCCGCCGAGACTGGTTAGAAAACCTGACGTGGAACATTTAGCCACTTGCCACTTTACAAATTCAGACACGGCCTTATTCGGATCTTTGTATTTTTCTATGTAATGTTCAGCAAGTTCGTAACAAGATTGAGTTTTTGGTAACCCACCAAGAGCCATCGCATAGCATTTGTTCAATACTGATGTTATCTGTTCTTCAGTTATTATTTCCTTAGCCATAATGCACACCTCTAACTTAATTTTCAAAAAATTATTGAAAATATTATAGCACAAAAAATGTTCAATACCAATAGAAAGTAGGAAAATAATGTATCAAAAAAATAACACTAAATTTGTAGTTTCAAGAACTAATAATCCAGAAGAACTCTATCACCATGGCGTTAAAGGTATGAAGTGGGGTAAGCGTAAATCTACTTATAGTTCGACTGGAGTTAGAGCAGCAATCGCCCGTAGATCAAACGAAAAGGTTGATGCTAGTTTTAAGAACTGGGGCAAAAACGCTAAGAAAAAAGCTGACGCTGTGGAACTTGGTAAGAAAGCCAATCTATCTAAACGTGCTTACGAGAACAATAAGTCAGATAAGACTTTAAAAACTCAATACAAGCAAGATATGAAAGCTTATAAGAAATCATTAAAAGGAAACACAACATATCGAAAAGGTCAGATTAAGAATGAAGTCAGATCGGACCTTTCACGTAAATACCTTAGCGACGCTAAGAAAGTAAAGAAACAGTTGGACTTAGACCCGACAAACAAGCAACTTCAGAAACAGTATAACAGGTTAATGAGCAAGCACGACATTGAAAGAGCCAACGCAAGGCGTGCTCCTGAAGTGTCAGCGAAACGTTCTAAGAAAAAGGCAGCACTTAAACGTTGTATGACGATGACTGCAAAATCAGTAGCTACAACAGCGGCCGTAACTAGTGGAGCATATGCCGCTAACCGATATCTGAGCAATCATCAAACCACGTTAAACGGTAGTCTAGTTCAGTTTAGTTCACAGAATATCAGAGACGTTATAAATGCAGCGAAAAAAGTAAAAAAATTCATGGGCTATATATAATAATTTGCTATAAATACTTGTTATGCAAGTAAAAGAAAGGTGACGAATAGAAATAATGCAAAACAATATATACATATTTTCAAGAAGTAACCAAGAAGAACTCTTACATTACGGAGTTAAAGGTATGAAGTGGGGTGTCAGGAAATATCAGAATTCAGACGGAACTTTAACCGACATTGGTAAAAATAAAGTATCTAAAGAATATAGAAAATATCTCAACAAAGCTAGTAAGGATATTAATAAAGGGGATTCAAAACGATATCGTAAGGCATACAACGAAGCCGCTAATGAAATGAATAACGGAAAGGCTGAGCAGTACAATAAAGAATACGACAAAAAATTAGGTAAAAGAGCTACTAACCATGACTACGTGAACGATAAATCATATGTCGATGGATATGAAAAATTATTCGAAAAAACTATGTCCAAGCATTATAATAGAGCGTTAATCCACGATATTTGTAGTAATTCAAATTATAAAAAAGCTAAGCTGCTATGCACAAAATACTCGATGGAAAAATTCGATGATTATGCTAAATCCAATCTTGATGACATCGAACAATTAAGAAAACAGTTCAGATGAAAAGTAGGTGAATAAATTATGGCGTTAAGTAATACAGCGACTCCTATATATTATGGAAAGTTTCGAGACGCCGTAATGAGAGGCGAAATTCCAATCTGCGAAGAAGTAGAGATGGAAATGCATCGAATAGATGACCTAATAGAAAGTCCCGCGTTCTGGTATGACAACAGAGCTGTCGAGGGCTTTATTCATTATTGTGAGAATGAAATGACACTCACTGATGGTGAAGACTTACATCTACTTGATTCATTTAAACTTTGGGCAGAAGAGATTTTTGGTTGGTACTACTACAAAGAACGAAGTGTATATGACCCAGAACTTGGGCGGTATGTACAGAAGACAATTAAGAAACGACTCATTAATAAGCAGTATCTAATCGTAGCCAGAGGTGCTGCGAAGTCGATGTATGCTGCTTGTATTCAGAGTTACTTCTTAAATGTGGATACGTCAACCACACATCAGATTACCACAGCACCTACTATGAAACAGTCTGAAGAGGTATTATCACCGATTCGAACTGCTATCACAAGATCAAGAGGTCCACTCTTTAAGTTCTTGACTGAGGGGTCACTGCAGAATACTACCGGATCGAGGGCAAACCGTCAGAAACTTGCGAGTACCAAGAAAGGTATTGAAAACTTCCTAACCGGTTCGTTACTCGAAATCAGGCCAATGAGTATTGATAAACTTCAGGGTCTAAACAGTCGTATTAACACTGTCGATGAATGGCTATCCGGTGATGTGCGAGAAGATGTAATCGGCGCTCTTGAACAGGGAGCTTCCAAGAACGACGACTACCTTATCGTAGCTATTAGTTCAGAAGGAACAGTCCGAAATGGTAGTGGCGATACAGTCAAAATGGAATTAGCAAAGATACTTAAGAACGAGTATCGTAATCCACATGTGTCAATATGGTGGTACAAGCTAGATTCTATCGACGAAGTTGCCAAACCAGAGATGTGGGTTAAAGCAAATCCGAACCTTGGTCTGACAGTAACTTATGAAACATACCAACAGGATGTCGAAAGAGCAGAACAGAATCCAGCTGTTAGAAACGATATTCTAGCAAAGAGATTCGGAATCCCATTGGAAGGCTATACATATTACTTTACGTATGAGGAGACCTTACCGCACCGACGAAGGGACTTCTGGCAAATGCCTTGCGCATTAGGAGCCGATTTATCGCAGGGTGATGACTTCTGTAGTTTTACATTCTTATTTCCGTTACCAGATGGTACATTCGGAATTAAATCTCGTAATTATATATCTTCTTTAACTCTAAAGAAACTACCAGCAGCCATGCGAACTAAATATGAGGAATTCATGAAAGAGGGCAGTCTCGTTATTTTGGAAGGAACTGTCCTTGACATGATGCAAGTTTATGAGGATCTTGATCAGCATATCATAGACTGCGATTATGATGTTCGATGCTTTGGATACGATCCTTATGGAGCTAAAGAATTCGTAACAAGATACGAGCAAGAGAATGGTCCATATGGAATCGAAAAAGTGCCACAGGGTGCAAAAACTGAGTCAATTCCATTAGGTGAACTTAAGAAACTGTCTGAAGAGAGAATGCTTATATTTGATGAAAGCATCATGACTTTCGCTATGGGTAACTGTATCACTCTCGAAGACAGCAATGGCAACCGTAAACTATTCAAGCGTAAACGAGAACACAAGATTGACTGTGTCGCAGCACTCATGGATGCGTTTATAGCTTGGAAACAAAATAAAGATGCCTTTGAGTAAAGGAGGTAAAAATCAAAATGGGAATATTTGATACACTCCGGCATAGCTGGGACGTATTCAGGAACAGAGAACCTACTTATTTAAATAGAGGTACTTCCGCATCGTATCGACCTGATCGTGTACAACTATCGAGAGGTAATGAACGATCAATAATTACTTCTATATTTAATAGAATTGCGGTAGATGTATCGTCAGTAAATATCAAGCATTGTAAAGTTGATGTAAATGGTAGATTTATAAAAGATATAGATTCAGGCATAAATAACTGTCTCAATCTTGAAGCAAATATTGACCAGACTGGACGAGCGTTCATGCAGGATACAGTTATGAGTATGCTCGATGAAGGTACAGTAGCCATGGTTCCAGTAGATACTACATTTAATCCAACACAGACAAGCTCATACGATATTTTAACATTGAGAACCGGTAAGATTCTTGAATGGTATCCAGAATATGTTAAAGTTCGACTTTATAATGAAAAAACTGGTCACCAAGAAGAAGTTGTTCTACCCAAGAAAACAGTAGGTATTGTAGAGAGTCCGCTGTATGCCGTAATCAACGAGCAGAATTCTACCATGAAACGACTTATGCGTAAATTGGTGTTACTTGATGCTGTTGATGAATCCACCGGATCTGGAAAACTTGACATGGTTATTCAGTTACCATACCAGATTCGTTCTGAGGCTAGACGTAACGAAGCTAAGAAGAGAATGGAAAGTATTGAAGAACAATTGAAAGGACCATATGGTATTGCTTATATCGACGGTACAGAGAAGATTGTTCAGTTAAACCGACCTGTCGAGAACAACCTAATGAAACAGATTGAATATCTTACCAATCTCTTATACAGCCAGCTTGGTATCACACAGGAAGTAATGAATGGTACTGCTGACGAAAAGACAATGCTTAACTACAATAACCGTACGATCGAGCCTATCTTATCAGCAATAGTGGACGAGATGAAACGTAAATTCTTGACCAAAACAGCACGGACTCAGCTACAGACTATTATGTTCTTCAAAGACCCGTTCCGTCTAGTGCCAGTTAACGACATTGCTGAAATAGCAGATAAGTTTACTCGTAATGAGATTCTTACAAGTAATGAGATACGACAGCTAATCGGTATGAAACCATCTGACGATCCGAAAGCTGACAAGCTTATTAACAGTAACTTGAATCAGCCAGAATCTGCTATCCAAGATGAAAGTATGATAACACCTGATAATATGGTAGAACAGGAAGAGTACCCTACTGACAGAGAAGTGCCTGAAGACGACATAGCATTAGGAAACATGCCTATATCCAGCTTACAAAGTATGGATAATTAAACACAAATCTAATCTCATTAATTCTAATGAGCTTTTTCAATTTTAAACATTAAGAGACAATTCCATATTGCGAGACTTTGACAAAGTGTCATCTGAGTTTGAGATAGAGATACATTGTAACTTTTAAACCAATTATACAGATAGACTTTGGAGGTAAAAATCAAAATGGCTAAATCTTATGACTGCTCTGGATGGGCGACAAAAGCAAACATGCTTTGCTCAGATGGACGAACTATTCGTAAGAATGCCTTCGAAGAATGTGACGGAAAAACTGTTCCAGTCGTTTGGAATCATGAACATAACGATCCGAATGCAGTACTTGGACATGCTGTATTAGAGAACCGTGACAACGGAGTATATGCCTATATTTCATTCAATAACACTGAAGCCGGACAGAATGCTAAAACCCTTGTTCAGCATAAAGATATTGATCGTCTGTCTATTTGGGCTAACAAACTCAAACAGATGGGCGGAGACGTTATTCACGGAGTTATTCGTGAGGTTAGTTTAGTCCTCGCTGGAGCAAATCCAGGCGCTGTTATTGATTCAGTAATGGCTCATGGCGATGGATCTGAAGAAGAGGCAATTATCCGTTGCGGAGAATACATTGATTTCGACGACGAACTTACACATTCAGATGAAGGAAAGAAAGGAGAAACAGAAGTGGGAACTGATAATAAAGAACAGAAGCCAGCTGCTAAAAACGATGACGACAAAACAGTAGCTGATGTATTTAACACATTAACAGAAGAGCAGAAGACCGTAGTTTATGCAATGATCGGACAGGCTTTGGAAGAAGCCGGTGTCGACACTGACGACGAAGACAAGAAAGAAGTAAAACATGCAGCGTCAGATGATAGCACTGATTCAGACGAAACAGTAGCTGATGTATTTAACACATTAACAGACAAACAGAAAACAGTGGTATACACAATGATTGGTCAGGCTCTGGAAGATGCCGGCGTAGATACTGACGACGTAGAACACTCAGAAGAAGGAGAGACAGATTTTATGAAACATAACGTATTTGATAAGGAGACAAACACACAGGATCAGGAAATCCTCACACACTCTGAATTCCAGGAAATTATTGGAGAGGCTAGAAGACGCGGAAGCCTTAAAGACGCCTTCCTTGAGCACGGAATTACAGACATTGATACTCTGTTCCCGGATGCACAGACAATTGATAAAACACCAGGATTTATCCAGAGAGACAATGGCTGGGTAGCTGGAGTTATGGCAGCAGTACACAAAACACCATTCAGCCGTGTTAAATCTATCTTCGCTGACATCACAGAAGATGAAGCAAGAGCAAAGGGATACATTAAAGGCAAACAGAAGAAAGATGAAGTATTCAAAATGCTGAAACGTGTTACTACACCAGTAACAGTTTACAAGAAACAGTCCCTTGACAGAGATGACATGCTGGACATCACAGATTTCGATATGATCCCATGGCTGAAGCAGGAGATGCGTATGATGCTTGACGAGGAGCTTGCACGTGCATACCTGTTCGGTGACGGACGCAGCACATCTGCAGAAGACAAGATCAACGAGCAGAATATCAGACCAGTATGGACAGATGATGACGTTTATACAGTTAAATCTGAGATTGCTATTACAAAGGCTACAACAGCTGAAGAGAAAGCCCAGGCGTTCATCAAAGCATGTATCAAGTCAAGAAAAGCGTACAAAGGATCAGGAAATCCGACTATGTACATGTCTGAAGATATGCTTACAGACTGCCTGCTTCTCGAAGACAAGACCGGACGAGTTATCTATGACACAGTAGAGAAACTCGCTACAAGACTTCGCGTAAACAAGATCGTTCCTGTACCGGTTATGGAAGGACTGTCAAGAATTAAAGGTGCTAACACACATTTCCTTGCCGGTCTGTATGTGAACCTTACAGACTACAACGTCGGAACAGATCGGGGCGGAGATGTGACCATGTTTGATGACTTCGATATCGACTTCAACAAACAGAAGTACCTGATTGAGACACGTTGTTCAGGAGCTATGTGCAAACCATACGGAGCAGTAGCTATTGAGTTCGTGCAGGCTACAACAGATATCGCAGCTTAATCTAATAAAATCAAAATGGAGGAAATAGTATGTCAAAATGGTGCGGAAAAATTGGATTTGCAGAACATGATGTAGAGATTGAACCTGGTTACTACGAAGATGCTATCGTAGAACATCTATACCAAGGAGACGTACTATCCACAAATTGGAAACGATATGTTTCTACAGAGAGGGTTGGTGATGATATTAATCTTTCAAATCAGATTAGTATTCTCGCTGACCCTTATCTTTTATACCACTATTCATCAGTTCTATATCTGGAATTCATGGGCACTTTATGGAAAGTCACAGACGTAAAAGTAGAGTACCCAAGATTAATACTTACGGTTGGAGGTGTATACCATGGGAACACGGCTGGAACTTCAGAGTAAATTAGAAGAACTACTTGGTTCTAAAGAGGTATATTACAACCGACCGGAAGACAGATTGATGGAGTACCCGGCGATTGTGTATAGCAAGAATATACCGAATGTTAAGCATGCTTCTAATGAAGTTTATCAATTAACCAATCGTTATGACATCACTGTTATACATAACAGACCGGATCACCCAGTAGTGGATAAATTACTGCGCCTACCACTATGTTCACAAGATAGAACATACAAGGCAGACAATCTCTATCACGATACATTCACTTTATATTTCTAATAATAGGAGGATAACATATATGTCTAAACTTAAATGGGACCAGATTGGAGAAAGACTCTATGAAACTGGTGTTGATAAAGTAGTACTTTTCCCTATGGAATCCACAGGACAGTATGGGACTGGCGTAGCCTGGAATGGTATCTCAGCTGTAAATGAGAGCCCATCAGGAGCAGAACCAACAGCTCTGTATGCAAATAACGGTAAATACCTTAACCTGATTTCAAATGAGGATTTCGCAGCAACAATCGAAGCTTTCACATACCCGGACGAATTCGAGGAGTGTGACGGATCTAAAGAAATCGCACCAGGAGTAGTGATTGGACAGCAGAAACGTAAAGTGTTCGGCCTTGCATACCGAACTCTGCTTGGTAACGATGTAGATGGAAACGATCATGGCTACAAGTTACACCTCGTATACGGATGTCTTGCAGCTCCGTCCGAGAATAACCATTCAACAGTAAACGATAGCCCAGAAGCCGGCACAATGTCATGGTCAGTATCTACAACACCAGTGGAAGTAGCTGACGCTAAGCCAACTGCTACAGTAACTATTGATTCTACAAAGGCCGACAAAGCTAAACTTAAGAAACTTGAGGATATGCTGTATGGAACAGAACAGGCTGAATCGAAACTTCCACTTCCAGCAGAAGTAATCACACTTATGAAAGACGCAGCAGCATAATAAACCCTAAAAATCAAAATGGAAAACTAAGAGAGACTCCACTGTCACAGGTGGGGTCTTTGTTTATACGAAAGGAGTACACACATGTTAAAGAAAACTATCACTTACACAGACTACAACGATAACGAGAGAACTGAAGACTTTTATTTTAACCTGTCCAAGGCTGAAGTTACTGAGATGGAACTTAGCACAACAGGTGGACTTGCTGAAATGATTCAGAAGATCGTTAATACACAGGATGGACCAAAACTTGTGAAAATTTTCAAAGACCTTGTTCTTGCAGCTTATGGCGAAAAGAGTCCGGATGGTAGACGTTTCATCAAAACAGAAGAGAATAGAGAAGCATTCTCACAGACCGAAGCATATTCAGAGCTTTTTATGGAATTAGCTACGAATGCTGAAGCAGCATCGGCATTTGTTAATGGTATTATGCCAAAAAATTTCGATGAGTCTAAAGAAACAATGATTGCTGCTGTCTAAACCGAATAGGTGAGTCAATGCTTAAGCTAATAATTCCAGAAACAGAGCTGTTCGACGATAGAACAGGCGAGTTTATAAACATCGATAGAACGGCATTAACTTTAGAGCATTCACTTATCTCAATTTCAAAATGGGAATCAAATTGGGAAATACCATTTATTAATACACGGTATAAAACAAAGGCACAAACCATTGATTACATCAAATGTATGACAATAA